CTCCGCTAGGACCTTCGTGATCGCCGCCGTCAGCGACGTCTTCCCGTGATCCACGTGCCCGATCGTCCCGATGTTGCAGTGCGGTTTCGTCCGCGCAAACTTCGCCTTCGCCATTTGTCCCGGCTTCCTGATCCCGAGTACGACGTTACATTCAACCTGTGCGCCGAAGCGGCGGCGTTGGAGCGGGTGATGGGAATCGAACCCACGTAGCCAGCTTGGAAGGCTGGAGCTCTACCATTGAGCTACACCCGCCCGTACAACCGCGCTTCTCCGCCCGTCGGGCTCCCGTCTACAGCCCTCGAAAGGCCGCGTGGTGGAGGGGGTAGGATTCGAACCTACGTAGACTTCCGTCGGCAGATTTACAGTCTGCTGCCATTGACCGCTCGGCCACCCCTCCGCAAGGCCGCATTGCCCGGCGCAGCGGAGACGCGCCAGATAAGGTTTTCGCGCTGCTTTGTCAACAGTGCGAACGCGCTACGGCTATTGTCGGCCGCACTGCGGCGCGGCGTCGGCCAGCCGCGGGAAATCCCTTGCGGCGGCACCGCGATGCCGCGACCTTGTCGCGCCACAGAACGACGGACCGCGATGCGCAAGCAGCACCCACCCGGCGGCGCCGGCCGCAGCAAGCCGAGGACGAACCGCCCCACCGCCGACCGCGGCGCCGCAGGCGGCACGGGCAGACCCCGCACGCCGCGCCCTCCGGCCGACCGCGCCGCCTCCGCCGCCCCTGCACCCGTCGCGCACGGCCAGGACCGGCGCCCCGCCGCCGCGAGCGCGGCCGCCGACCGCGGCGGCTTCGACCGCAACGCCTGGATCTATGGACGACACGCGGTGGCCGCCGCGCTCGCCAACCCGGCGCGGCGCTGCCGGCGGCTCGCCGCGCTGCCGGAAACCGCGGCGGAGCTTCAGGCGCTGCTCGCGGAAGCTGCGGCGAAGCTGACGCGCGACGCCGAGGTGCGGACGGTGACGCGCGAGGAGATGACGGCGCTGCTGCCGCCCGGCGCCGTCCACCAGGGTCTGGCGCTCGCCGCCGATCCGCTCCCGGCAGCCGACATCGAGGACGTGATCGACCGCGCGGCGGCCGGCGCGGCGCGGGCGCTCGTCGTCGTGCTCGACCAAGTAAGCGATCCGCACAATGTCGGCGCGGTGCTGCGCTCCGCCGCCGCCTTCGGCGCGCTCGCCGTCGTCGTGCCGGAGCACGGCGCGCCGCCGGTCACCGGAGCGCTCGCCAAGGCGGCGTCGGGCGGGCTGGAGCACGTCGCGCTGGTCCGCGTCGTCAACCTCGCGCGCAGCCTCGACCGGCTGAAGGAAGCCGGGTTCTGGTGTATCGGCCTCGACGGCGCGGCCGAACGCAGCCTCGCCGAAGCGGCGCCGGACGACGGCCGGATCGTCCTGGTCCTCGGCTCCGAGGGCGCCGGACTGCGCCGGCTGACGCGCGAGCGGTGCGACCTGCTGGCGCGGCTGCCGACGCGCGGGCCGGTCGCGTCCCTCAACGTCTCGAACGCCGCCGCGGTGGCCCTCTACGAGATCGCCCGGCGGAGCGGCACGCCGTGACCGCAAGCGACTCCGACGCGCCGCCGCCGGGCCGCCTTTGCGCCGCCGGCCTCCTTGTCACGCCGGACGGCCGCTACCTGATGCAGCTGCGCGACGACAAGCCGCGGATCTTCCTGCCGGGCCATTGGGGGCTGTTCGGCGGCAGCATCGATCCCGGCGAGGACGCCGCGGCGGCAATGCGCCGCGAGTTGTCCGAGGAGCTGGAGTTCGCCGCCCGGTCGGTCCGTATCTTCACCGACATGACCATCGGCCTGCCGCTCCCGGACGCGCCGCGCAATGACCGGCTGATCTTCTTCGAGGTGCCGGTCGAGGAGGCGGACATCGCGCGCATGGTGCTACACGAAGGCTCGGCGATGCGGCTGTTCCGCCCGGAGGCGCTGACGGCGGAGCCGCGGGTGGCGCCGTGGGATCTCGCCGCCGTGCTGATGCATGCGCGGCAGGCAACGCTGTTCCGGCGGAAGGAATGAGTCGGCCGGCTTGAGCGCCGGCGGTGCGCCCTGTAGTCTCGGCGCGCCGGTCGCTCGCAGCGCCGACACGCGGCTCGCCGGGTTAGCACAGTGGTAGTGCAGCGGTTTTGTAAACCGAAGGTCGGGGGTTCGAATCCCTCACCCGGCACCAGCGAAAAGCGCTGAATTCCTAGGGTTTTCGGGGAATTTCGGACTGCGCAGAGCGCGCCATAACTGCGAAAGGGCACGTTTCAGGCGCGCACAAAAACAAGCACAGTTTGTTCCCAATTCGTTCGCGGCGGATCGGCTTGCGGAGATGCGGCGGGGTGTCGCATGAGCGCGCTCCGGCATTCCTTTCCGCTGCGCTGGCCGATTGGCCGCGAGCGCACGCACCCCGCCAAGTGGGTGCGCCCGGTCTTCTCCGTCACGCCGGCCAAGGCGTTGGCCTCGCTGATCGAGGAATTGCGTCGGCTCCGGGTGAGCGAGGCCGAGTTGACGGCGAACATCCCCATCCGCAAGGACGGCACGTTCTATGCGTCGGCGGGAGAGCCGGACGACCCCGGTATCGCCGTCTACATAAAGCGGCGCGGCAAGGCGGGCGTCTTCGCGCTCGACCACTACGGCTCGTTCTATGGCAACGTCCGCGGGCTGGCACTGTCTATCGAGGCCATGCGCGCTATCGAGCGGCACGGCGGCGCGATGATGATGGAGGCGGCGCTTGCGGGCGCGGCCGGGATGCTCCCGCCACCCGGCGCGTCTCCTGTCGCGGTCGAACGCGCTCCGGAGCCTTGGTTCACGGTTCTGGGCGTCTTCCCCGAAGCGCCGATCGAGGTTGCCGAGGCCGCTTACCGGGCGCTGGCAAAGAAGGCTCACCCCGACGCTGGCGGCTCGTCGGAGGCCATGGGCCGCCTTTCCCGCGCGATCGAAGAAGCCCGCGCGCGCGGTGCCGCATGATGTCCCGCTCCCCCACCCCGTACGCGGCGGGGCGTTCGGCATGAGCGCCACCCGTCTTACCCCCGCCATGAAGCGCGTCATGCGCAATCTGCACGAAGGCCGCAAAGCGGATCATGGCGTCAGCGGCATGTCGGCGCACGGCGGCTTGATGAGCACCGTATACGCGCTCATCCGGCGCGGATGGGTCGACGCGTACACCTGGGATTTCACGCCTGCCGGCAGGGACGCCGCAGCAGCGCTGTTTGCGCGAGCGCCCGAAACGACCGGCGCCTCGTCTCGGGGAGGGAAGGAACCATGAACCAGCTATTCAGCCCCGACCAAGCGCCGCGTAGGCCCCGCCGGGTGATGATGCACGTCGTCGACGCCGGGCAAGGCATGGTCGAGCTTCAATGTGCGGCATGCGGCCACAACACGGGCTGGGTTCAGTCGCGCACCGTCACTGAGGAGAGGCGCGGGCGGCCTTGCCCGAACTGCAACCCGGAAAGCATTCTCGCACCCCGCCCGGCTCGGGGAGGTGAGCGGTGAACCAGAAACCTGAAATCGACCGCGAGAGCTACCGCGCGATGCTCAGCGAGCTGGTGACCGAATTCAAGAAGACGTGCGACTTCATGGGCGTTGAGGAGGAGCACCGCGCACCCGAGTACATCGGCGATATGACCGACGTATTCGGCGAGATTATCGAGCGCTATGTCGCCGTGCGAGGCACCCCATCATGACCGCGCCTCCCGGAGGGGACGAGACCCTGACCGAACTGATGCGCCGCGTCACCGAGGAAGCGCGCAGAGAAATCAAAGCGGCGTTCAGGCGAGGAGCCGGACTGCCAGAGATCTCGGCCGGCCGCTCTGCGCTGGTCGCGACGACCGAAACGAAGGAGTAGGACATCATGTGCCAAGCAACCGAGACCTTCACGTGCGAGCACTGCGAGAAGGATCTCCCGATTGAGCAGCGGGTCGCGCACGTCGACGTGTACATGTGCGAGGGCTGCACCGCCGGGTGGCGGAAGGAATTTGAGGCGTGCCGGCACGATTGGGAGCCATACAGCGCCGACGGCGAGGACGGACAGTACTGTCGGAACTGCCATCATTTCGTGGCGGATGACGTGTTCGCGGATCTGTTCCCGCAGACCACATCATGACCGCTCCCTCCGACACCGCCCGCCGCGCCGCCGACGATGAAACGACATGGCGCTTCGACGAGGAGCGGGAACCCTGCGGAGAGGCCGGCAAGCTGGAACCAGTGTTCTGGGGCGACATCCTGAGCAAGTCGGCGCCAGACCTGTCCGACTGCCTCGCCGTCCAGGTGCCGACGCACCCCTGGTTCCTGATCGTCTGGGAACCGCTGCCGACCGACGCACCTGGACCGCATCTGGTACAGCCGTACTGCTGCTATGCCAGAACAGTGATCTTCTACGATCGCTCGTGGACGGTAGACCCGGCGCACGGCGGGTTCAAGGACTACGGGAAGATCGAAACCCGGCTGAGCTGCTGGACCGACGCTCTCCGGTTCAACGGTGAGGAGTTCACGAGCGGCGGCGGCCGTGTCGTCTGGCGGCAGAACCGCTGGTGGATGCTCCATTGGGCGCGGAGGAAATCCCGTGACGCAGCGTGATCCCGTCGCCCGCCGCGCCGCCGAACGTGCCTATGCCGAGTACGCCAAGAAAGGCTATGGCCTGCTGATCGGCTACAGCCTACAGGATCTGCTCGGCGAGCTGGGACCGGCTGTAGCGGAAATCGTCGGGCGGTTCTGCGAAGGGCCGGGGAGCACAAAAGAGACGGGCGCCGATGTCCGCACCCTCGTCCTGACGATCCCGGCCGACGTCGCCGACGAACTAGACGTCGCGGTAGGGCGATCGGCTTGGCCCGACGCGACAGCGGAATCGATGGCGGCTGCGGTTCTCTGCGCTTGGGCACGGCGAGTGCGACGGGATCGTGAAGTATCCGGCGAAGGGCCGGGAGCGAGCGATCAGGATGAGGCCGAACGCTCTTGACCCACCGCCGCGATCCACCTGTCCCGCTGCTCCGGGGTCATGATCTCCCAGGCGAGGATCACGGCGATGTACGGCCCCGGCGCGTCGGCGGTTTGCCGCTCGCCAGCGAGGGAACGGCCGACCGAGTTCTCGTTCCGCCCCGTCAGTTTGGCGATGAGCTTCTGTGTGAGGCCGGCGGCGCGGGCACGGGCTTGCCAAGGTGCGTCCTTCATGCCGCCAGCATCGCACGCGAGAAAAGTCTACGCAACGATGATTTTGCGCTTGCATCACTTATCGACGATGCGTAGATTAATCCCATCAGAGAGCGATGGAGACAGCGATGACGGCGACCTTCGAGATGAACGGCAAAACCTACCAGACCGATACCGAGACCTTGGCCGTGCTCCGCAGCGTCATCCCCTCGGCGAAGGCGGCGAACGACTTTAGCGCGGTCGCGGCGATCATGATCCTCGGACAGGAGACCGGCAGCATTGTCGAGGCGGGGGAGTGAGCCCCGCCGCCATCGAATGCGGCTTCTGCGGGCATAGGCCCGGCGATAAATGCCCCGAGGCGCACGCTTGGCGGGGCGGAGCCGTGGTCGCCGTCGACCGACCGGCGCCGTGCTTCCCGGAGCCGAGATGCGAAGGGCCGGGAGCGGATCAGGAAAGAGGAGAACGTGATGGGAAACACTGAGGAATGGCTGCGCTTGCAGATCGACCGCGAAGAGCGCGTCGCCAAGCACTTCCGTGACGAGCTGGCCCGCAGGGTGGCTGTCCGTGAGCGGGCTATCGCCGTGGATCGCGAGGTTTTCACGAAGTGCGCACAGGAGGCGGACGAGCGGGCTGCTGAGTTGCGCAGCAGGCTCAACGGTGTCGCATGATGCCCTCTGATCTCCCCGCAGCGCCGGGGGAGCCGCACATCGACCCGTTCGTGAATTCGGTGTGGTGCCTGATTTTCTCGATGATCGAGCGCGGCGTCGACGGGTCTGAACCGTGGTGGGGTCAGGACTTCCTCATGGTGAAGCGCGCCCTTGAGGAACTGGGGCTCAACTGTGATCCGAACGCCGTGACGCTCGATGTTGATGCCCCTCCCGATCTTCGCCGCACCGGCGAGAGCGACACACAGTGACGAGGAGAACGTTATGATAGAACCGCATGGCGTTATTCGCTACCGCCTTGGCGGTAAGCGGGCGGAGTTCCATCGGCTGGCGGTCCTTAGACCGCGGCTCGCGCGTGGCGGCCGTCTCGGACGCGGTAAGAAGCGCGGGCACACAGCGCTTGTCCGGTTGCGCCGTGGGGCAGTCACTTTCCGATGGACGCCGCTACCCCGTCCGCCCTTCCGCCGACGGCACATGAAGAGCCGCGAGCGCCAGTTCGACCGGATCTACTCGCGCCAGCGCTGACGGCGCCCGTCATGCTATCCTCTCCCGCATGCCCCGGTGGAACGACATTCCGCCCTGGCCCGGCTACACCCTCGCCTCGTTAGCGGCCGTACATCACGATATCGCAGTACGGTGTGGTGCCTGCGGGAAGCATGGGAAGCCGATCCGGCCGGACGATCTCATTCCCCGCTTCGGTCCCGACTTCTGGTTGCGGGATCTCGTCAAGTATCTTGTGTGCGCAGGGTGCGGGGAACGATCGGCGGAGATCCAGATCGCGGTACGGCACGAGATGACGTACTCACGGCTGTTGAGGGACGATTAGCTGTTGCTTTGCTCGGCAGGATGGGGCAGTAGCGGAAGAAACCCGAAGCAGAGTCACTGCCATGACTGAAGTTGTTTCATGCGTCTTGGCTATCTTGGTCCACCCGGCAGGCCCGATTGTTTTCACTTTCGGGCTGGTCGCGGCAGCATGCGCTTTGACGGTGATCCGCGTTGTGCTCCCGTGGAACCGGCTTACCGATCGAGAGCGCGAAGAGGTGATCCGCCGTCTCGGCGGACATCGTAAATAAGGCGGGCGAGGCCCAGTACGTCACCCCCGATCCGGCGAAAGCCCTGTCCGATATCCTGAGGTAAACTGATGAGCACGTTGCAAGTTGGGCAGACGCTGTGGTTCGTGCCGTTCCGGAGCTACAACGGACAGCCGCGGGAACTTCCCGTGACGAAGATCGGCCGGAAGTGGGGAGAGTTGGAAAATGGCCGATATCGGTTCGATCTTCAGACGCTTCAGGTGGACTGCAACGGGCACTCGCGCCCCGGCGTCCTGTACACTGACCGTGCAATATGGGAAGCGAAAGAGGCCGCCGACGGCGCGTGGCGATCGTTCACGACGCAGTTCGTTCGGTTGCGCCACCGCCCGCCACACCTGACCGCCGATCGCATCCGGGAAGCAGCCTCATTGCTGGGGTTCGATATCCACCTGAGGGACGGAGAGAAACAGTGAGCGACGCAACGGGGCCGATCACGCGCGAGGAGATGGTCGAGCTATTCGGCGCGGAGATGCCGATAGAGGCCGTCAACGCCGTGTGGAACGCTCCGCCGGATTGGACGACCGGCGACGTCCGGGCCGAGTTGCGCCGTCTTGCCGAGCAAAAGAAAGCGGCAGTGCCAGAACGTAGCCCGGCCGGCATGGTCTGGATGGACCTCTGCCGCAAATTCGCCGACGCTGCCGGGAAGGACGATCAGGAGCGAATGGACTTCCTTATGGCGACCATGAAAGCGCTGGAGGAAGAATACCCTGAGCAGATCGCGGCCGAGAAGGCTCTTTGGGGCGGCTGATCGTGCCCGTAAGCCCTCGTCAGCAGCGCCGCTCTCTCATACAGGGATGTATCGGTCTAGCGATCGTGGCGCTGTACGGGATGTATCGGTGGATCATGGGGTGAGGATGAGATGCTGAACCCGCGACCAACTCATATTCGCGCCGAATGGCTCTTGGCTGGCATGTTCACCTATCGCATCGTCTACGAGAATGGCGCCGAATCACCCGAACTGACGGCCGGCCAAGCGGTCGACATCCTGTGCCAAGCTGGCGTTACTGATCCGATCGGCAAGCTGAAACAAGCCCAAGGCGCAGGCCCCTAGGCCTCCCTCTTCTCCCTTCCCACCGGCTCACATCTCCACCCTGATAGCATCCACTTCGGGTGGTCCGCAAGGAACTGAGCGGCTTGTATCTGACCATGTATGGCGCAGGCCATCGGCAGGACAGCCTCGTAGGGTCTGTGCTCCTCGCAGCGGGACGGATCCGCTGCGAGGCACATCAGAATGACGAGCGTGGTCACGCCGGGGGAACCGGCTGGCGCAGCACCAGCGGTGCCACGGCCGCCCACAGGCGAAGGTTCTGTTCGTCGTTGATCTGACCGGTGGCGACGAGTTCACGGCTCACGGCGACGAACTGCGCCGCCTCTGGGATGGTTGCGAGGGTGAGCGCGATGCGGAGGGCGGATGCGGGAGTGTCCATGATTGAAGTCTTTCAGCGCGGAGGAGTTGAAGTCGGTGCGGCGGCGGCCAGCTCGCACCCGTGGTTCCGATTGATGTCGACCGTGAACCAGATGCTCGTCGCCTTGATGCAGATCGCGTTCGGATCGCTCGCCAGCGCCTGGAGATCGGGCGCGCAGCCGGCGAGGCACAAGGCCACGACGGCTGCGGGCAGTACGCGAATCACGACCCTGCGGCCGGGGTGACAGCCTGCTTCTGCTTCGCCTCGGCGATCGCCAGCCCGACCTTCACGGCCGCGCCGTTGATCGCGATGATGGCGGACTTCAGGTCGACCGGCGCCGGCCCGGAGCACGCAGCGTCGGCGGCCTGCATCACCTGATAGAGGGTGCCGGTGGTATCGAGCGAGAGGCGGCCGGCAGCCACCTCCTGATCGAGTGTCGCCCGATCAGACAGGTAGACCCCGCAGGCAATGTCGATGGCGGTTGCTGCCTCCTGCTGCGGGGTAACGGGCGTGCCGTCGGGATTGACGGTCGCACATGCGGAGAGAGCGGCGAGCGCCGCTACTGCGGCAAGGTACTTGCGCATGATGATGATCCTCAGTGGTTAGGCTTGCGGAGACGCAGGCGGAGTGGCCGGCGTCGATGGAGCGGAAGGGGCGGGGATGGGATCGGCGGCAGGAGCGGGCGCGGCAGCCTGATTCGCCTGGACGACGGCGTTGAACGCCTGCGCCAGCTTCAGCGCGAAGTCTTCAGCGGTCGCCGTGCCCTGCTTGTCGGGGACCGCGACGCCGAGCCCGCCGAGCGCCGCCAGCAGGACCGGGACGAACTTGAAGGGATCGTCCGGTGACAGTTTGAATCCGACGAACACGGCCACGAGCACGAGCACGAGGCCGAGCAGGGACGAAATCTCCTTCGTCCGGTCAAAGAGCTTGTAACCGTTCATGATGTCTCTCTTGGTGGATTGCCCGATGACGCGTCGGGCGCGCGTGGTGTAGGATCGTTGCGATGCTGCGGCTGCTGGGACGAACCAGCCTGCGAATGAGGCCGCCCGTGCTTACCCGCCCCTCAAAAGGTGAGCCCTTGGTGGGTAGGTGCGATTCAGTGGGCCACCACATCAGAGGCGGTGCCGGTATCCAATCCGGTCCGTAGCAGTTACCGGTTAGGCAGACGGCCCGAGCTTGTAGAAGGAGTGGTGCCCGATGATGACGGGCTTCACCTTCGCGGCGGCCGAATCCCAAGAAGCTTTCGTGCCGGTCACTTTGTAATGGCTCGCGCCCCCGGTCGGGTCCGGCACCTCGCCGAGCATCACCCGTTGGCCGATGTCGTAGAGCTTCTCGTAACCGGGAAGGGCGCTCGACGGCCCGCGGAGCTTCGGCGAGTTCGGATCGCTCTTGTTCCAGCATGAGAATTGGGAGGGCTTCAGGCACACGTCGGCGACGGTATCGCCCCACCAGTCCTTTCCGGGATCTTCGGCGCGGTTGCGGATGACCCAGGCGACGGCGATCTGACCGAGTTCGCTTTCGCCCCTCGCCTCCCCCCACAAGGTTCTGGCAAGCATGTCGAGGTCAACCGGGCGCAGCAATGACCCAACCGTCGTGGTTGTCATGGAGTTCACCTGTCGGTTGTGCTAAAAGGAATGCGCTGCGGCAGCGCGGAAAGCAGACGCGCCGTTCCTGGTAAGAGCTTGGCAGAATTAGGGCGATGCCCTTAAGTTGCCGTGTGGCCTAGGTGGTTCGATTCCACCGCGCCGGTTCGAGAAGGACCGGAGCCGGAGTAGCGCCCGGCCCGCAGCAAACGCGACCAAGGGGATTGCGCAGTTCCGTACCGCGCGTTGCGCCGCCAAGGCTTGGTTGTAGGCGGTGCTACTCTCCCTCCCTCACCGCCTCTGCGCGACGCTCAGCGTTCCATGCCTGCACCATCGCAAGGGTTCGGGCATAGCCTGCAATGTCCACGGCGCTGTCGACGTGGTTTGGCGTCGTCACCAGCCGAGCGACCTTGACGAGCACCATGTAGAGGGCATGGCGGATGCGGGGATCGGCACAATCCTCGATCATCTGCGCCATATGCGCCACTCGAGCGAAATCATCCGCCGGATGGCCGTAAACCGCGCCGCGCTCCTGCGTTACCGTCTTTGTCGCGGCATCGAATTGCTCGAGTGGGCTCATGCTTGCTCCCAAAAAATAAGGCCCGCTCGAGGCGGGCCTGCGCGGCGATGCCCAAGGCGTTACGGCGCTCGAGCGCGCTCGCGTCGCTGCCTCGCCTCAATCACCACGCGCCTGTTCTTCGATTGATCCGCCGCTGGGATCCAGCAGCAGTTGTCCGGCTCATAGTTCCCGTTCACGTCCTTGCGCTCGAGCGTGTAGCCCGGCGGGCACGGCCCCATGTCAGCAAGGAACGCCTCGAAAGAAGCTGACCACGCGTCGCACATCGTGATGCCTCGAGCGCCGTAGTGCACGCGGCTCTTGTCGTTCGGATTGAAGCAGCGGCCCTTAGCGGCCGACCATGCTATGTATTCGCGCGTCCCGAACGCGCCGTGCTTCGTGTTGAGTTCGACCATACGTCGCCGTCGATGACAGCCACAGCTGACCGTCCCCCCGATAGTGAGGTCTTTCGTCCTCACTGTCTTTTCGGCCCCGCACTCGCACCGGACCATCCAGCCGCCGCTATTCGGCAACTTGACGCGATGCAGAACAGTGAGCTTCCCGAACGTTTGACCGGATAGATTCAAAGCTCTTGGCATGTGCTAATTATAGCACGCCCAGTCGGACCAGGGAATGCTAAGCGACTTCTCTCGGCCAACTTACCCAGTCAACATGCGCTGTTGGCTTCGGCTCCTCAGCATATACTGGCCAGTGTGAGGTGATCCCGATCCTCTCATGCACGAACCAAAGGGCTTGCCGTGGCGCTTCGGGCGGCGCGCGCAATGCCAGCTTGGCGAATTCATCGTAACCTTTTAGGGATCCGTTCACTATTACTCTGTCGAGCGGGATGTATTGGTGCCAATGCCCGAGGAGCAAAGTATCATATGGCTGACCTACCGCGCTATTGCTTGATCTTATCTTCAAATCTCCGCGCAAAATCGGTCCTAGGCTCCCAATTATGCCATCGCCCCCTTTGACGCCGAGATTGTCTCCGTGCGTCAGGAGGAATCTGCGACCGGCAACGGTATAATAAGCGTCCGCTCCTGAAGGGATATGAAACTGAACTCGCCGGTCGCTCGCAAAATGCTTCTCGAGAAGGCAATAGAGAAGCCAGTCAAAGTTGGAGAAATTCCGGTTCTTGAAGATCGGCTTCACCGTGTTTCGGCCGTGATTCCCCGCCACACATGGCACGAAGACGCGTCCAAACTCATCGGCTAGCGCCGTCAACGCCCATATCAGCACGCCGAAAAGATCGAGGAGAACCGGCATGGTCGGCATCTCGTTGGTTTCGCGCAGTTCCTGGTGCAAATCACCGCTGACAAGATCGCCGCCCAAGTTCACGACTATTCCGGGCATCGCCACGCCTGAGGCGTGCAGCCGCGCGAGATAGATCGTCTTCTCGATGACCTTGCGAAGCCGACGTTGCGCGATGGCGATGCTGTATTCGTTGACGCCGTTCAATTGCGCCCCATCTACGACCTCGCCCCAATGGAGGTCGGAGAGGAACAGGCAGGGCGTCCCCACGCCGTCTGCCGAATGATGCTCGAGCAGCCAGCCCGGCGGCTCCGGCGTCATCTCCTTCAGCCCGAGGATGTGCTTGCGGACCACGGCCGCCGTCAGGTTGTCGCGATGCACCGCGGCGAGTTGCGACCGCAGCTCGCGCACCTGATCGGAGAGTGATAGCTTGGTCTGCTGCCACTCGGCGTTTTCCTCGATCGCCCCGGCGGCGATGCCCTCTCGTTCGGCTCGCTTCAGCCAGCCCTCATAGGTCTGGCGCTTCACGCCGAGTTGGCTCGAGGCCACTTCGGTATTCGGCTCGATCGCAGCGAGGTTGACGGCGCGCTGCAATTCCGCTCGAGTGGCGGGAGAGCGGCGGGTCACTTGCTCGCCTCAATCTTCTTGGTCTGCGCCTCTACTTGCTTGAGTTGCGCTGCGATCAGCTTGTTATGGAGATACCGACCCCGAATTAGGAGCCAGAGCGCGATGATGCCCCCTACCCCGGTCAAGGCATTCAGAGGCGAGCTTATGAACTGCTGCCACCAGGAGTAGGCGACCCCGCCGAGCGCTACCGCGACTTGGGCGAAGAACACGCGAGGCTGCGACGAAGCGTAATGCACGAAGGTCTCAGCCATCGTTACCCACCCCTACGCGCGGGGTGGAGAAATCTGTTGCCTGTCGCATCGTTGCCACACCCATATCCGGGCATGGTGAGGTATATCCGCTCTCTGGCGGAGGGAACGTGCTTGCCATGATGTTGCGTTCCTGTTGTAGGCGGCATGGGGAGTGCCGCTTGCCCGCCCGATTCAGCGAGCGTTGGCCGGTTGCAGCTTTTGTGCTACCCTGTTGATCTGATTTTATTTCTGGTCAGCAGCCATGAAGATCGACGCGCAAGTCTACCCGGCGCTTTCCGCACCGGTTCACCTGAAGACCGTTATCGTGTCACAGGGCGATACAGCCTTCCCGCCGGGCGCCGAATGGTGCTACGCGAGCGCCCGAGACGTTTACGCTGACGAGCGTATCCCGCAGGGTAGCGAGCCGCAGCTTGGGCTTCTCGGCTATCTGTACCACTCGCCGCTTACCGGCCCGTGCTTTCTTCTCGAACTCGGCCCCGGCACTCCCGCCGAGGGGCTGGCGTCTCTGAAAAGCCGAGCGGACTTCGGGAAGTGTGAATACTTCGCCCCGCAAAGATGGTTCGGAACGTACACGGCGGATGTTCATAACGTTGCGCTTCTATGCTAGACTGTTGATCTTCTTGGATTGACAGGTCGGCAGGGCATAATGAGCTTCGTAGCAACGCCAGAATTGCAAGAGCGGGTTTCTCGAATGATCGAGGGGCAAGCGGAAGCCAGTCCTCCGACGGCCAAATGGCTCGCGGAAGAAATCTTGAAGTTGGTCGAGAGCGTCGCCGCTTTTCAGGAATTGTTGGCCGACGACGATTTCCAGCAAACACGCGCCACGCTTCGATCGGCCACGATATTAGCTGGCGGCGAGATCCGCATCCCCGCCGATCACATGGCGCAAGCCCGCGCCGATGGTTGGGGAACCCGTATTGTCGTCAGCAAAGATCAAGGCACCGACGAAACAGTTGTGCGCGTTGAGCGGGCGGAGCAGCGGTAATGGACGAGAGGGAACCGATGACGCCGGAAGAGTCGGCCGCTGTCGAAGCGGTTAGGGCGCAAATCGAACAGGCGATTTCGGATTGCTTGGCTCAAGGGCCGCTCACCGCTGAAGAGTTGGCGGCCTCAGCACAGAAGCGGCTCGACGAGATTTTCCCGGTCAAATGGGAGGATCACATCGACGTGTCGCAAGAGGGCAGCACGCTTAAGCTGACCCCGAAGACCGACTTCGGCCGACAGATGATGGTCGACGCTAGAATGCTGCCGCCGCCGCTGCCGATCGACTAGACGATTACGATTTAGAGGGATGGCCGCTGATTCCTCCCTCCTCCTCTCTTCCCAAGGACATTCACCGATGCAGACCGCGCTCGACGAAAGAGCGATACGACAGCGCGAGAAAAAGTGGTTCTTTCTCGGAATCCTTATGGGGCTCAATATCGCGAATTACGCAGTTATCGCCATCGTCGTCGTGAAATACGGGCTTTTAGCCGAGTAGCACCGCCTCGTCATCCGCCGTCAGGGGATGGTGACGGAATCCGTCGGCCACGATCCTTGACCAGCCAGCGCAAGGCCGAGTTGGTACAGGTGATCGCGGACAGCCGAATACACGGCCTTGATCTGCGCTTCCGTGAACACCTTGGGCGCGCCGGTCGCGTCGGGGTACGCGAAGGTCGATCCGCCACCCGGAAAGCCAAGGCCGGCGCCGCAGTCCACCGCCAGTGCGCGGATCTGGTCGAGCGTCACCTTGTCCAGCGCATACGTTGCTGAGATGGACGGCGATCCCGTAGAGGTGATCTGGAGTCCTGCCGCTATTGCCGTATCGTACTGCTGCTGCGGTGTTGGTCCGGATGCGGCGACGATCTCCGCCCATGTCGGCTTGGCCCGCGTATCGAACCAGTCGAGCGCGTCGTAAGCCGCTTCTGTATTGTCCGTCACCGACCCGAAATACTGCGCTCCGGGAACGAGTTGGTCGAGGACCGATGCAACGTCAATGGTCATGACGATTTCCTCTGAACGACGGCGTAACTTCCTGCCGTCAGCGTCATCTGGTTGGAGCCAAGCAATTCCCCTTCGCGATCCGGAAGTTGCGGAACGCTTTTGAGATCACGGGTGCGCCACATGGCTATGCGATCTTCCTGATTCCGAGGTAGCTGTAGACTTCAGGGCCGAAGTTGCAGGCGAAGCCGAACCCGTTCCCGGTCTGCGAGGCCGTGCACTGGTGCTGGAGCTGGATCGTCTTGGTTCCGGTCAGTGTAAACGCCCCTTCGATCACGGATGACGTCTGAATGAAATCAGTCGCACCGCTGCCGGACGCGTTCTCCGATGATCCCGAAACAAGAAGTGCACCATCCGTGACGTTCCAGAGCCGCGCCTGATGTGGATCAACGTTTACCGCCGGAGCCCTGCCAGTTACCAGATATTGCCCTGCTGGCAGCGTGAATTGATTTGAAGACAGCGTGCAGATACTTGCGGTATCGAGCACCTTCGTGTTCAAGTCTCGGGTGCGCCATGCTCCGGAGGAGAACGTTCCGCCCGCCGTGTTCTGTGTCTTCTGGTCCTGAAGAATAACCAGCGGTCGCACGTAAAGCTGATTCAGCGCCGCGAGAAGCTGGGCGCGATTTGTCTTGTCGAGAGCAATGCCCGCTTGGGCGATGACTGCGACAATCTCCTCCTGCACGGCGTTCGCCCAATCGGCGGTAACGATCGTCGGCGTGACGCCCGTGCCGTCTTGGAAGTACCCGCTTGTGGCGCCGAGCGCGGCGGGCGTCGGAAGGGATGCGGACACCCCAGAGCTATCGATGCGGAACAAGGTTCTACTCCTTACGTGTAAGAGAATTTGACAGTGGTGTGCGCGGGAGCCCTGGCGTTGATCGAGCACTCCAGCGGAGCGTTGCCGAAGCTTGTGAGGGGATCGCCGACCGCTGAGACGCCGACGCGGAAAGACGTCACGGTCGTGAGCGGGGCATTGATCTGCCAGACGTGCGCCCAGCCCGCCCCATACAGGGGCTGACCAACGGCGAGCCGCCCGACTCTTGCCGGCGCGAACTGCGTGATCGTGATCGTGTAGCCGAGCTTCGCCGCTTGGGCGATGAACGATGCCGGCGTCGGAGAATCCGTCGCCGTCAGCCGGGCGACGACCTGTCCGCGCCGGCCTTGGAGAGTTTGCGCCGGCCCGGCACAGGGATCCGGAAGCCCGAGGGTCTTTTCCCACTCCGGCAGCAGTTCGTACGTCGTCGTCGGAAACGCGTCGACCAGCAGATAGTTGGCCCGGTCGTTCACCCGTGCGAAGGTGGGCGCGAACCCAGACAGCGTCTCCGTCTGGATTGCGTCGCTGTCCCGTGGCCAGATGCGGCCGATTGGGAACAGCCGCTGGAGCAGCGCGAGGTAATCCGCCGCTGAGAAAGACGGTGCCAGCATCAAATCATGTCCAAGTGATCGTGCCGAGTACTGGCAGCGACCCAACAGGAATTGAGATGTTGGCGTTAGGCACCGAAATCACGAAGCCTGCGGATCCCGGAACGGCACCTATGGCGCTTTCGATATAGGACAGATCGACGACACCGCCCTTGGCAGAGCCATATTGCAGGAGCACACCCGCTATGGCAGATGCCACCGCCGACTGAACCGCAGACCCAGCCGTCGAGAGTCCGCTGATCGTAAAGTTTATCGCCTGTGGCGTCGGTGCCGCCGCATAGACGAGCGCCGTGACCGGTTGCCGTGTGGGCGCAAAGAAATAGTTGGCGACGGTAAGTTGGTCCCCTGTGGCCGCCGTATCTCGCGTCTCGCCCGTCGCTACGCCGAATGTCCCTTGCGGGAAGCCGTTATGCGCCGCCTGAGCAACGTCCATCATGAAGTACACGACGACCGTGCCCGGCCCCATGCCGTTGCGCACGCACCACGCGCGGGTGACGCCGGAGACCTCTAGCGCCCATTCCTCATAGTCGCTCGGCGCTCCACCCTGCGGCGGTTGCGCGTAAGCCTTCAGCGTGCGCGACCGCAGGCTGTCCATCGTCTCCAGATCGGCACCGCCGGTGAGTGCAGTCGTCGCGGTGCCGTTCGCCTGAATGCCCGCAATGGCCTGCGCCAGCGTCATCGCGGTTCCGGCGTTCGTGTTGCCGAGCGAACCCGCGGCGTCAGCAATGACGGAGACCACTACCGTTCCGCCGACGGAAACCGTACCGTCGGCCGTCGTGGTGTAGCTCGCGCCGTCACCGCGGGCGATGGGGGTGCCGGCAGGAAGGACAGTCCCTGCTACGCCGTTGAAGGTCACGGCGTTTGTGCCGGACGCAGGGGTCGCCGGCTTCAGCGTAACGTTCTTAAGCGCTGCCCAGCCGAGCAGGTATTCGTCGGTAGCTGTCCAAGGAACCGCCTGCCGCGCGATCCAGTCGATGTAGCCGAACACGAGGTTGATGAGGTTCGCGAGAACCTTGCCGATGATGCCGAGGTTTGAGAACCGCAGCAGCGGATCAGAACCCGGCAGCGCGGCCGAAATGTCCTGTGCGGTCTGTTGCTTGAGAACCTTCAGCGTCGGGCGAGCGAAAGGCATTTCAGCGGATCCCCTGCCAAGCCCAATCGAATTTCAGCGTGGATTGCGCGCCCTTTGCGGGCTGATACACGGTGATCCGCGCCCCGAGCATTCCGGGGCGCGTCCACTCGGCGTAGATGTCGATCGACCCGGCGACGCCGTCGTCGATCATCCATTGCAGCGCTTCGGCCATGTATTCCTTGGCCCGCGCCAGCGTTTCGTCAGTCTGCTTCGCCCGATCCAGCAACCAGAGCCGCGAGCCGATCGGGTAATCTTCGTCGAGATCGCCGAGCCAGCCGCGCCGGTCGTTGGTACCATCCGGAATGACATCGTCTGGAAGGGCGGAACGGTCGGTAAAAAGCGAGATGAGAAGGGCGGTCGGCAGGTCGTTTCCGGCCGCCAGATCCGCTTCGTCCATCGCCCAATCGCCGCGGCCGTTGGCAACGTCCCAGATCGTCGCGATGTCGCTCTGCCGCCCCACGATAGAGAAGGACGGCGACGATGTCGGAGAACCGCCGCCTCCCACAACGACCGTGGTCGACGTGGTCGAAAAGTCGAGAATGAGGCGGTCGCCGCCCAGCGACAGGAAGTCGCCGGACGTGTCGAGAAGGTAATCCGCCATCAGTGCCACACGCGGACGTAGTCAACGTCCATCGGCCAGTTCGTATCGGTGCCGAGGATCACCGGCATGTGGTGGGCATCGCCGACCGAGTAGGTTCCGCCCTGCGACCACGTCGTCGTGCCGATCAAGTTGCCGTCGAGGTAATACTTGACGTATCCCGAATTCGGCGTGGCCGTCGCCGGCTTCCACGCGGCGCCGAAGACGTGCCAGTTGCCATCGGAAGCCCCTTCGGCTGTATGCAGGTCCTGCGTGCCGCCGGGCCAATCGTGAGTGGTCGCTCCATACGCGGTCGCCGACCCGCCGAAGTTCCACATAAGGAACTCCATGAAGTCGGACTCGAACCACCGCGTGCCGTTGCCCCCGAACAGGTGCTCCGCAGACATCGTCCAGAAGGACGGCCACCCTCCGGTGCTGCCGCGGGTCGAGGCGTTGAAGCGGATGCGCGCCTCGAAATACGCTCCTCCGCCTTGCGCGAAGCCCTGCCAGCTCGACCCGCTGGAGCCGACCGTCGCGATAGAGTAGTTCGGCCCCGTGCCATCGCATTTGATGGTGGCGTACCCGTTCTGAACGGAGACGCACGACCCGGAGAGCGCGGACCAGCCGAACGGCCGGTCGAAGTACCACTTGAAGCCAGCGGCGCGGGTGCCGTTGACATCGAAAGTGCTGATCGAATCCATCTCGTCGTCGAAGACGAGATTGGTGAAACCGGCCGCCACCGCAGCGGGCGGCGCGGTGATCGTCGAGGACGGCGGCGGGGACGTACTGCCACCGCCGCCGCTGCTCTTCAGCGCATTGCCGACGACACCGGCGATCTGGTCGCCGAGCCACGGATAACCCACCGTGTCGTTCGGGTGCAGGCCGTCCGCAAGGCCAGTTGACGACGGGAAGTTGCTGCTGTCGTCGACCAGATAGACGTGATAACTGGACGAGGACCGCGCGGAGATGACTGAGCCGACGCCCGCGTTGAACCCGCTTTCGTCGACCGCCATGGATCCGGTGCGCGGCAGCAGGTTCGAGACGACGATGTACGCGTTCGGTACCTTGCCGTGGATGGCGTCGAGGAGGACGCCCATCCGTGTCAGAAGTGCCGACGTGCCGCCGCTCGTGTAGCTGGCATAGGCCGGCGCGTTCTTGGCCCCTGAGTACCCGGAGTTGTCGTTCGTGCCGATCTCGACCACGACGACGTTCGGGTTGGACGCCAGGATGCTGGGAGAGGCGTTGACCTTGTCGATGAGGTCGTCGACGCCCTTGCCCGGATAGCCATCATGGCTGTAGGTGCCGTCGGATTGCGTCCCGACATACGTGACGGTGATGCCGGACTGCGCGAGCTTGGTCTTGAGTTCCGGGCGATAGCTCAGCCCCGCGCCGCCCTGCCCCGCGGTAATGCTGTCGCCAAGCCCGGCGACGGTAATCGAGGTTAGCGCGGGAGTCCCGGTGGCGTTGTTGGCGACGGTCAGGCTCAGCGGGGCGGACGCCGAATGCGTCGGCTGTTGGTCTGGCGAAGCGCCGCCGTTGATCCACGCCGCAACGTCCCACGCATTGACCGAGAGCGAGTTCGGGCCGTTCGGCAGACCGTTCGTGTCGTAGGAGAGCGTGACGAGGCCGCTCGTCCCGGCCGGCGCACCGCCCGCCAGCTTCTTGTTCGTCGAGTCCCATAGCTCGACGTTCAGCATCCCCGGCGCTTGCACCGAGAACTGCGTGATGCCGGTGACGGTCGCCCCGGAAGCGGGGGAGAGAACGGAAACCGTGTACTGGGCCGGGGCAGGCGTTGCGAGCGCGGTTCCAATGGTCGCGATCGGCGCCCACAGCCCAGGCGTGCCGGCCTGAACGTTCACCCACCCGAGAGGCGCACCGGTGGCCGGGCTTGAGTTGTAGATGATCGTCCCGACCGAGTACGTCCCGACCGACGGCGGCGCGGACATAGAGGGCGGAGCGAAATTTTGCCTGATCGACGAGAGCGGCGTCTGGACGAGCGTCTTGACGCCGCCGATCGTCTGCACCGTCAGAACGGTTTCCGTCCCCTGAAGCGCTGCGGCCTGATTCAGGTTCAGCACGGACGTGTCGGCGCGTGCCGTTACGTTCGCGCTCAGCGCGCACGCCAGCAGCGCCGCCAGACCAAGCAATCTGCGGATCATCGGTAGCCTCAAGGTTCGGTAGGGTTATTCTTGCTCGTTCGGCACTTCGGTATTGATCGTGCTGGAGCCGGTCTGGACGTTCTTCACCTGATGGTGGTGCCCGTCGTAGATCGTCCTCATGCTCTGCATGCTGCGCGGCGTGGCCGCATCGCAGCGGTCGGTAATGTCGCCGGTGACGAACAGGTTCGCGGTCTCCATCCGGACACTCGGCGTATCCGTGATCTTGATCGGCAGGCCGCCCCCGTCGATTACGATGCCCGACCGCGTCAGGTGAACCTTTTGACCAAGGTCGTCATGGACTGCCGCCTCACCGTCGGCGAGGTGTAGCCGGTAGCGCTGGTCGCCGGTAGCGATGACGACGCCGCTCGACCGGTCTCCAGAGATGAATAGGGCGACGGCATCCGCGCCGGGGTGCGGGCGGGAGGTGAACCCGTACTCGGCAAGCCGCGGTGTGCCGTCCCGCACCTCGTCGGCACCAAGCCGAATCTGCACGATCTGCACCGCGCCGGAATCGTCGGTCGTGGTGATCCGCCCGCGGCCGATCGCCATCATCAACCTTCGATAGATCCGGTCGACAATGTCCATTAATCTTCGCCTTCTCAGTTCACTCGGTCAGGGGTTCCCGATGCCGTCGAAACTCATCATCACCCTCGCAGCGGTGCTGGTCTGTGCGGGATGCGCGCCCGACCGTGAGGCGGCACGAGCGCAATACTTCGCGCAGCGTCAGGCCGAGGAGCGCGCCCGCGAAGAAGCCGGAGCAGCGCGGCGACATGCAGAAGAACAAGCTCGGCAGGATGCTCTTGCTGCTAACGAGCGGGCGGCGGCCGAGGAACGCGCGCGGCGCGTTATCCAAGACCAGCGCGAACAGGAGCAGCGCGAAGCCGATCAGCGGGCAACCGCCGAACAAAAGCTGGTCGCCGCCCGCGTGGAAAAAGAACGCGGTTACAAGCGGATGTCGCTTGGCGATTTTCTTGTCGACTGGCGCGACATGCCGACTGGCACCCACGTTTCCGTCACTGCCCTACACACCTTTGCCGGATCAGTGAGCGTTCTATCCACGGGCGTGCTAGGGAACCCGATTGTCGTCTTGCTTACCGATGGACTCCCGCGCCAGAGCCGAAAGATGCTTTTGGACTGCCACGCCTACAATACGTGGTGTCGCATTCGCATCCGCGGTCGAACCGGATGTGCCGCGACCAGGGACGGTATTCCTTCAGGCGAGGCGTGCCTTATCGCTGAATCTGTTGCCGATAACGACGAGCCAAGCCCATATGCCCCGGCCCGGGTCCACTACGATCTGCCGGACGGCAGGAGGAATCCTTAACTCGCGAGGGCGCGGAACGACGTCGGCATGAAGCCCGGATGCACCACGTCCGCTTCGGCAATCAGCTCATCCGCCCGCGAGGCGTCCTGATAGAGCTTCATGGCGATGAGCGGCGCCGGCAGCGGCGCGGCGAAAGAAACCGTGATGACGCGTGGAAGCCCGGCCCCGCGGGCATTCATGTCGGCGACCACCGCCGCCTTCAGCGCCCGGAAGGCTGAGAACACCGAGTCCTCTCCCTGATCGCCCGCCGTATCGATCTCGGCATCAAGGAGCGTCACCACCGCATCTCGTACCGTTGCCGCGTCATCCTGGCTTGCCGGCTGATAGGCTGCTGTCGCGCGTGCCAGCGCAGACACCGCCGCGCGCCGCCACAGGTCGGAAGTCGCGGATTGCGCGGTCGCGACCGATGCCGACCCCTGAGACACGAGCGGAACGAAGGTCGCGAGAACTTGAAAGATCCGAACCCGGTCGGCGGGATCCGATGTGGCGCTTCCGAGCGTCGCCATCACCGCCTGAGCCTTGGCCCCCAGATCGGCAGTCGTGCTGGCACTCAGCGACGCTGCCGAGGACTGCGCCGCTGATACAGCCGCCGTCGCATTCGCCCGCGACTGCGCGCCTGACGCGATCAGGTCGGATACCGTTTTCGGTGGCTTGCTTGTGGCGGAACTATCCCCGGTCACGCCCAGAAGCGTCGCGGACGCACCATCGAAGAACCGCCCGAACTCTCCTGGAAGCGCCTGGACAGTCCGAAAGAGAGACGTGGCGTCCGCAACCAGCGAAAACGCCTGCCCGCCATATTGCTGAACCGTGCCTACCACGGACTGCACGACGGCAGCCCCTTGCTGAAGCGCTGCCGCTATGCGGCTGCCGAAGCTGTCTGCGGCTGCGCTATCGGCATCGTCGGCGGCGGCAAGCGTCTCCTGCGGGGTTGCGGTGATGGAAACCGGGTAGATGCGAGGCGTCGAGTTGACGAACGAGAATTCCAACTCGGCGAACCGGCCCTCGATCGTATGCGTGATCGCAAAATCAAGAAGTGAAAACCGGTTGCGGCCGAATTGAGGGTGGACCAGTTCTCCGCCCTGGTCATCCGAATCCCGCTGCTGACATACCGCCGCCATGCGCTTCGACTGCGCAATGACGTCGTCGCCGAGCAGGAACCCGACGATGTGGATGACCTGCCGTCCACGGCCGAGGTCTTCGACCCATGGCGCGTCGCGGTTCGGATAGTCGTGAACCACGTTCCGCCGGCCGAAGCGCGCCCGCGAGGTCGTGACGCCGAACGGCACGCCCTTCCATAACGCAGACTGAAGCTGCCCACGGTAGGACAGCCCAGCGGCGCCGAGAAGCGCGCTGACGTCGTTGATGAAGCTGCCGATCGTCATCTCAGTACGGCCCCGCGTTCAGGAGAGGCGTAATCGGCACGGGCAGCACATCGAACGCCGCCGCCGGCATAACGGTCAGCTCGGCCGCCGTTCCGCGCTCGTCACGGCGGAACATCACGGAGCCGATGACCCATTCCGTCTGGCTCGCCGCCGCGGCGTTGACCTTGAGCGTCGGGATCCGGATCGGGATGATGGTGTTAGGCGTCCAGAGGTTTCCGGAGCCGTCCCGCCAGCTATCTACCGTGACGTGTATCTGCGTCGACCGGCCGAACCGCCGGCTCGCTTCCCACTCTCCGCGCGCCCGCGCGTAATCGTCACCCATGCCGGCCGGTGTTTCGGCAATGATGTATTTCGGTCGGAACCGTGGCACGCCGCCGTCTTGAATCGTCGCGACGATGTCGCCTTCGGGGTTCGCCCCGCCGTCCGCGAACGGCGAGAACGTAAGCCGGCGCACCCGATATTGGCTGTAGCGGTCGTGCATGCTGTACTGCACGCTCGCTTGCTGGATGTTCGCGCCCTCGACGACACCCGTCGACATGCTCCCGTTTCCGACGCGAGACAGGACGAGGTTGCCGTTCGCGTCCTCATAGACGAGGAGAGCCGCAAACCGGGCAATGCGCTCGATCAGTTCATAGGGCGTCTCGCCCCACATGATGACGAGCTGCGGAACCACCCGCTCCTCTCCGCTCAATTGTGAGACGGAGATTCCGAAGGGCTTGGCGAGGCTCTGCGCGATCGTCAGAACCGACTGGTTGTTGAACTGCCCCGTGGACCAGACAGCGGAGCAATCAACGAGGTCCTGCCCCCTGCCCCGGCCGACGATGCGCAACGAGTGCTGTGACGCGCTCAACCCCGGCGTAACGCTATCGATGTAACCGGACACGACAAGATCGCGGCCGAGCCCACGGGTGATGAACACTTGGCACGGATCGCCAGGGCGCACCGGAACGTCGATGGTCGCGCTCGGATACCGCTCCGTAGCCACGATCTCGAAGACGGACGGGAAGAACTCGCACGACCGCTGAATGCGGACGCTCTCCCACCCGCCTAAGTCGTAGATACTTGACCGGTTGAGCGGGGTTTCCGTCTGGTACGGGCCCACCCGGATAACGACATCATCATCCATGATGGGCGCTTACGGGTTAACCGCGCCGGTCGGCATGCTGTAGTGAACGCGCACCGGAGCGAAGGGAGAACTGCTGTTCGCAGAGACCGAGGAACCGGCCGGGGTCGTCACATGCACGTCGACCCGCGCGTTCTGCCCCTGGCCGCCCGATCCACCCTCGGCCATCGCCGCCTTGATGGCCTGCGCATACTGCTCTGGCGTGAACGGCTGCTTTCCCTGCTCCTGCTTGACGATCGCCGAAAGGATCGAAGCGTTCGTTTCCTCGCTGCCGTCGATCGGCGCGTTCGGCAGGATGCCGGTTCGCTCGGAGACCTTGCGGATGTAGGCTTCGGTGTCGTTCTCGTTGGCGGGAGCCCATCGGCCGACGATTCCCGAAACCGTGTTGATGCCGTGCTTCCGCTCGTAGGCGATCAGATTCCGCGCTGCCGCGTTCAGGCCGTCTTCCGGGCTGGCGTAGGTCTGGAACGCATTCTGCCCCGGCACGCGGAGATTGCCGGGGTTGTTCCGCTTGATCCCGCTCGCGCCGAGCAGATCGACGCTGGCGGCCGTTGCCGCGCCGGTGACACCGCCGACGATCGCGCCGCCGAGCGCACCCGGCCCGGCACCGATGCCGCCGAACAAAGCGCCGATGCCGGCCCCCGTAGCCGCGCCGGCCGCCGCGCCGCCAGCCGCACCACTGAGGATCACGCCAAGGTGAGCGAGTGGCCCAAGCGACTGCGTCGCCTTGTTCGCCCTCTCCGCCAGATCGCCGAGCCAGTCGACGATCTTCTTGAGACCGGGCGCTAGGATCAGTTCCGCGTTCTCCGCCGCGCCGGTCATGTTCTCGCCGAGCTTGGAGAGCGACTTGCCGAGAGATGATCCGGCATCCGCCGCAGCCCCTGCGTTCGGGCGGAACTGCGCAGCCGAGTTCGTGAGCTGGTCCATATTCTCGACGAGCCGCCGGATATCCTCCGGCTGGCCAAGGGCGTTCAGGATGGCGTTCTTGCCCTGCACCGTCGGAGCGCGCTCAAGAGCCCGCGCCAGGTCGCGGTAAGCCGACGCCACGTCCGCTTGGCCGTTGGCGTCGTACTTGGCGCGGATGCCGAGCTGGGCGAAGTAGCCGGCCATCTGAGGATTGCGGCCCGACAGCACGTCGCCGATGTTCTTCGCCATCGCGGACGCGCCCTGCGTCGCCGTCTCACCCGACAAGCCGCCAAGGCGAGCCGCCGACTGGAAGCGGGCAAGCTGGTCCGCGCCGATCCCGATCCGGTATGCTGTGTTCGTCGCCTGCAAGCCCATGTCCGCCCACTGCCGCGTGAGCGCGGCGAGACCAGACACGGTGCCGATACCGGCCAGCGATCCGGCAGCGCCGCTGACAGATCCGAGCTTGTCCAACATCGCGTTTGCAGCGGTGCCGGCCGAACTCAGCGACTTCGCAACCTTATCGAGCCCGGTATCCTTGCCGATCTTGGACAGCACGTCCTGCGTGTTGCGGATCGGCTTCGTGAACTTCTCAACCGCCGCGGTGACCTTGTTGATGATCGCCGACGCGTTGTCGGCGGCGGTGATGTTGATTGCAAAAGCGTTCGCCATCACGCGCCGTCCTTACCGTTCATCCGCACCGCTTGAGCGGTCCACCACTGGATTTCCGACCACGTCAGAGACCAAGCGTCCTTTGGCCCCCACCCGTAGAACTTCGTCAGGTCTGCGACGGAGTCTCGCCAGTCTCGGGGGAGGCGTTCATAAAAGCCCCGAGATATTCCGACGCCGCGTTGAAGTCGCGCGCGCCGAGCTTTTCCAAGAAAGGCTTGTCGATGCCGGTGATGAGGTTGATCAGCAGCAGCGTCGCGGAGACGCCGCCGTCCCGCGCAATGGCTCGGGTGAACTTGTCCAGTTCGCCGGCCGTAGGCTCGCGGAGAGCGAGGCTCTGCACCTCGCCCTTTGCTGTCACCAGCGGCTTGCGGAGGGCGATCGTCAGTTCGTCCTTTAGGTCCACGTCAGATCTCCGTCACGCGAGGCGCTTCCCACTTCACGTCAAGGGTCGCTTCGGCTGAATCCACGTCCTGCGCGTCGACGGTCCAGGCGCCGGAAGCCATTACCGTCTTGCCGTTCGCGAGTTGCAGCACGACAGTTTCATCGGTCATAGCATTCAGGGCCGCAACACTGAGTCCGCCCCCATCACGCAGTGACGCCACGATGTTTCCAGGGACCGGCGTCTCCTTGAATCCATGGACGCCGTCCATGCCGACGACGGTCTCGCGCGTGACGGTCGAGACCCTGTACCCCGCCTTTCCGGCCACCTGATACGGCGTCCCATTAATCGACAGGTATGCGATGCCGGCGAGAAAGTTCGGCGTGCCGACTTGGCTGGTCATGGCGAATTATCCTTCCGGCTTACGAGAGGCGGAACTGCGCGAGCAGGGCGAAGATATCAAGCTGCTCGATCAAGGTCGGTGGGAAGAGCACGTCCACGCGGTTCGGATTGGACGGGTTGATCTGCACGATCAGTGCCTGAGCAAATTCCTTGCTCTTCTGGACCTGCCCTTCCGCTTCGAGCTTCTGATACTCGGAGATGATGTCCGCCTTGATGATCTTCGGCGTGACGATGTTCGAGCCGGCCGCAAACTGCGTCCCATCTGCGGCCAGCTTCACCCGCGCATATTTGGTCGTGACCACGGAGGCGAGGCGCCGCAGGATGTACATCAACTGGTACATCGTGTTGACGCGCAAATAGCTGTCGTCCGGCTGCCCGAAGCTATTCTGCTGGTACGTGGTGATGAGCCGCTGAATGAGCACGTTCCCGGCGGCATCGACCTTGTATGTGGAAACGCCGCTGTAAAGGAGACTGTTCTCGCTTGACAGATTGAACCGCGACTGAACGGGCGGTGCGAGAACGTCCTGAAGGACAACATCACGGATCGGGATGCCAGGGTCGGCGCGAACGCTGATCGCAGTCTGCGCAGCGATGGCCGAAGCCCACTTCCATGAAGGTGTCGGCGAGTCATGGAAACCCATGTTCGACCCGTGCTGGTCGTTCCGGGTCGGGCCAAACGCCATCTGATTGGCGAGATTGCCGCGATAGGCGTAGAAGAAACCGCCGTAGATTTGCGACGCCCACGACCACCGTCCCGACGTGTCGTTGAGGAACGCCTGGAGCGCATTCAGCGTGGTCGCATCGGTGTACGGGCATGCGATGAAGTCGAACGGCATGTCGCCGAGGTTCGCCAGCAGCGCCGCGATGCTCGGCGTGCCGGTGCCGCCCGACATCGGCACGATCGCAACCTGCATGCCGGTCGGAAGGGACTGCCCGCCGGCCGTTCCGAGGTAGTTCACCCGAAGGTCGATTTCGTTGCCAACCACGCCGCCGTTCTTGGCGGTGAGGGTGACGACGGCGCTTGCGGCCGAAGCGGTCACGGCCAGATCGTTGTTCGCGTTCACCGCTGCGGCAATGGCGCTCGCCACCTGAGACGTGGTCGCGCTCGCCGCGACGGTCACCGGGACGTAGATACCGCCCACGTACAGCGCCAGCGTCCCATTGGCGGTCGGCGGGTTGGTCACGGTAATCGTACCGGTCGCCTGAATAGCCGTCACGCCTCCCGAGAGCGTCGCGCCGGAAAGCGTGATCGCGGTCGATGACTTGGCGAGCGACAGACCGTTGCCGGCGCTGCCGCGCGTAACGGAAGTGATGTTCAACACCGAGCCGACGACGGCATAGGTGCACTTGACGATGTTCGTATCGGCCGAGGTCTGGAGGAAGCCCAGCAGGTTCGCCAGCGTCTGCGCCAGCGTGGATCCGATGAGAACCTGAAGTCCGCTCGGAGCGGACGAGACGAAGGTGACGGCCGTTCCAGCGATCGTCAGCGTGTCGTTGGCGGCCGGGTTCGCCGAGAAGGTCGCGGAGCCGGTGGCGGCAGTATTGTCGGACAGCGGGCCGTACCAGAACTCGCCGAACGTGTCGTTCCGGCGGTAGGCATAGGCCATCTGCGCCAGGACGGATCCCTGACCGCACACGCTTTTGGCATCGGTCACGCCAGCGGAGATTACCGGGATATCCGGCGCCAGGGTTCCGGCGCTCGTGATTTGCCCGATCAGCAAGGCGCGCTGATTGATCGTCGCCGTGTTCGCCTGACTCGGGTCGACTTCGGCGTAAAACAGGGGCACCCGGATGCCGGCCGGGATGTTCTTGAATGCTAGCGTCACGGGTCAGCCTCCGGTGAGGGGGATCTTCAAAAAGCCTTCGTCGCGTCCGTCCGGGCCGGCGGTGCGCGGTGCTGGCGTCGGCGTGCAGGCAGGATCGGTCGGCGCCGGATAAGTGCCTGTCCGATCAAAGACGTTCGTTGCGTCGACATGCGCGTCGACTTCGGTGAGTGGCGTGCCGAGAGGATTGCCGGCCGCATCTACGTTCGGCTCGAACACCTGATAGACTTCGATGCCGAAGGTGATCGCGACGACGCCGATATGCCCCTCTCCGGGGCTTTCGACCTTGATGTCGACGTCGGCCATCGACACGTTCTGAACTTGGTTCTCGTAGAGGAACCGGCCGTTGCGGAGGATCGCGCCCTCGATCTGCTGGCCGAGCGCTTCCGCTGCCTCTTCGGCGTCCTCTTCAGTGTTCCGCTCGATCTCGCCGACCACAGAGAGCATGATCGTGGAATTGAACTGCGGCGGCCCCATCAGAGCCGCGCCAAGCGGGGAGCGCTTCTCCTGCCGCGTCCGGACCACGATGAGCGGGGTTTTCGCTCCGGTGACAGGCCAATCTCGGGGCGAGAACACCCGGTCATTCGCAAGCGTCTTGGCCTGCTTCAGAGCGTCCACCGCCGCCGCTCGGATTGCGACGCGGTTGATCATTCGTCCGCGCTCCGGAGGCGGTTCAGCATCAGCTTTGCTGCGCCGTGGCCGTCCGGGCGCACGTCCTTGACGACGTACACCCCGCCTTGGACGGTGAGTTGATCGCCCTGCTTAGGACCGATGGGGAACTGAGAAAGCCGGACGCCGAGAACGGGGAGCGTCGTATTGATCTGCGTTCCGTCCTCGGCGATATCGACTTCCGTGTATGCCCGGTCGAAGATGCCCGTCGTCTGGAACGGGCCATCATCGGCCGGCGCGTACGTGACGGGTTCGCCGAACACGCGCTGCGTCGGCCCGAGGACGAGCCTGTCCCAATCGACGGCCATATACCTCAGCCTCCGACCGAGATGCGGTTCGCCACCCCGTTGACGGTGACGCCCTCGTTGACCGGTTCGCCGGTCGGGAGGGCCGGCGCGATCTCGCCTTCCGCGACGACGAGGAAGCCGAGCGCCTTGAGGCGCGTGACTTCCTCCGCCGGGAGGTCGACGAGTGAGCCGGGACCGAACGACTTGTCTTCGACGGTGATGGTGCGACCGCGCGCCACCACCGCCTTGACGAGCGCCACGGGCTCCGGCGCTGCCGCAGCAGACTTAGGAGCCGGAGGCATCAGCTAAGCACCGCAGCGCAGACCGTCGCCGCAAAGCAGGCGTTAACCCGCGAAGGAATGACGATCGGCGAGGACTGCATCATGATATACCGCTGCGCCGGATCCTTTTGGACCCAGGTCTTCGGCGCGAACGGCAGGTTCGCATAGCTGAACTCCGGATCCAGGATCTGGCCGAAGGCGCGGGTGCCCATCATGTCCGGGCCGCACAGGATGACGGTGCCGTCCGGGAGCATCGGCTTCTCGGTATTGTCGGCGTCGTCGACGTACCACTCGTTGTACAGCCAGAGCCGATACTGGCCCCAAATGCCCTTGAAAACCGCGCCCTTCTCGATCTGCGGGCCGGGGTTGATGACGTTGCTCGCCTCGCCGAGCCGCGGATAGTAGATCGCGCCCTGAACGCCGACGGCGTTGAGGAACAGCGTCCACGGGGTAGTGGTGAACACGATGTCCGTCGTACGGGCGCCGGACTTCTTGAGGATGATGTTCTGCCACGTTTCCAGGTTCTTCGTCGGAACCGGGTCATGACCAGCAGGGGTGAGGTTGCCGGAAACACCCCACTGATTGCTGCCGGACAGCGCGACCGTCAGCGCGGCGTCGCGGCCGAAATCAACGACCTGCGTCGGGAAGCCCTCGCCGGAGATCGTGACCGCGCCCGATTGGAGGACCTGCGCCGCCATCCATTCGAGCCGGCGGGTCAGCATGTCGATCTGATCCGTCATCTCGAATTCGAGGTTGGCCATCTCGCGCTCGGCCGGCGTCATGTCTCCGCCGATCCGCTCGCCGATCATGCGGCGCACGGGGCGGCGCAGGTCGGGAACGCGCTTGTCCTTGATGTAAGCCGGCTTGAAGGTGTTGGTCTGGACCTTCCGGGCCTCGACCAGTTTGCCCTCGACGAGCGGGCTGACGAACGGCGACATCCGGCGCTTACCGACATCCACGTCGATCGAGACGTACTCGCTGTCCGACATGACGATGTTCGGGAAGAAGTTGTCCAGGAGGAACGACGACGCCGTCTTGAGGTTCGGCACCACCTGGATCAGGGTATTCGTATCGTAAATGAACGCGTTCTGTGCGACCATTTGCGGTCTCCAAAGAGAAGCCGCGCACTAGGCGGGGCTCTTGTCGGTTGCGTGAGGTGCCGATTAGCTCGGGTCGGCGGCCGAAACAGAGGTCTTCAGGAAGATGCTGGACGACCGCAGTGCGGCCTTCGCCGCTGCCGCAGTGATGCCGGCCCCGAAGGTGAGCGCGTTCGTGTTGAACTCTCCGGTCAAGTAGATGCCGCCGACCACGTCGCCGCCGGATGCATCGACGTCGTCAGCCAAGATCGCCGCCGGAGTCTGGCTGCCGTCTGTCGCAGCGGCTGCGGCAAGCTTGTAGCTATTGCTCCCCGCCGCAACGGCGATCGTGATGCTGTCACCGGCCACCATGGCGGTGCCGCCGGTCGCGAAGGTGAAGCTGATTTCGGCGTCCGAGTAGGCGCCGGCAGCCGTTCCGGCGACGAGTTCGACGCCGTTCGGATTGATCACGTCGTAGGTCGTTGCCGACTTGAACTTGATCGTGTAGTTGCCGACCTTCGCCTTGCTGCCGAGAGCGACGCTTGAAACGGTGCCGTTGCCGGTGTTGCCGCCCGTGGCGGTCGGCGTGCCGGCCGCGCCGACGGTGACCTGACCGAGAACCGCTCCACGCTTCAGGGCGGCCCCGCCGGTGATCGTCACGGAGTCGGTGACGAGCTGGAACGGACCGGCAATGAGCTGGTCGGGAAGATAGACCTGAGAGGCAACGCCCGGAACCTGGGGATTGTCGGAAATGCTGAGAGCCATTTGGTGAATTCCTTATGAGGATCAGGACGGATCAGGCTTCGCCGCGGCGCTTCTTGCCGGCCGCGACGATCGCGGCGGCAACGGCCACCGGGTCGGTCGGGTCAAGCTTTGCGGTCGGCGCATCGGAGCCGGGGTTCGGGACGTTGACCGAAGCCATGCGGTCGGCGACGCCGCCGGTTGCCCGCTTGTCGCCGGCAACTGCGGCGCTGAAGAAGCGGACCGCTTCGTCAGCGCTCATGCTGGTGCCGAAAGCGAGTTCGGCGGCAAGGTCCGGACGCTTCCCGGCAGCCGGGCAACCGAAGATGGCAGCGCCACGTGCGCGCTCCATCTCACGACCGGCCTTGATGCCGCGAGCTTCCGCCTTCTTGGCATCGTCCTTCTTCTTATCCTCGTCTTCTTCCTCCGCGCGCTTGGCGTCTTCTTCCTTTTTCTTCTCTTCCTCCGCGCGCTTCGCGTCCTCTTCTTTCTTCTTTTCTTCTTCGGCGCGCCTCGCCTCTTCCTCCTGCTCCTGCTCTTCGGCCTTGCGGGCCTGCTCTTCCTCGTCCTCGCGCTTCTTGCGCTCCTCATCGGTCTCCTCCGCACGGGCGGCGGCGACGGTCGAAGCATTGGGGCGGCGCAGCAGATGGGCGAACGGCGCCGCGCCCGCGATTGCTCGCAGAGTCATAGTTTCTCCTGTCGTTACGAGATCAGCCGAGCTTGTCGAGCAGGGCTGCAAAGGCGGCGTCTGGCGCCATCACCGCATCCGCAAGGCCAAGGGAAACCCCCTGTGCCCCGAGGAACGTTGCGGCTTCTGTGTCGCGGACCTTTTGGGCCGCGAGATTCCGGTTTCGGGCGACGGTCTCGACGAACAGTTCGCCCATGGTGTCGATATCCGCTTGGAAGCGCTTCAGCGCCTCCTTTTCGAGCGGTTTGTAGGGTTGGCCGTCAGCCTTACGGTCGCCGTACTGAATGACGGTGACCTTGATGCCGTCGGCGTCGAGCGCCTTGGACAGGTCGACGTGCATGCAGATGACGCCGATCGAGCCCGTGCCGCCGGTGCGTGGCACGGTGAGGAAGTCAGCGGCGGAGGCGATGGCGTAGGCGGCCGAGTAGGCGCACTCGTTCAGGATCGCCCACACCGGCTTTTCGCCGCGCGCCTCATAGATCGTGTCAACCAAATCGAAGCAGCCCGCCACCTCTCCGCCCGGCGAGTCCACGTCGAGAACGATCGCCTTCACTTCGGGGTCGGACAGCGCAACGAGAAAGTTCTGACGGATGCCGTCGTAACCCATCATCCCCGAGTAAGGGCGAAGCGTGCCGAGCTTCTGCACCAGGGTTCCCGAAACCGGGATTACCGCGACGCCCGCGACGAGGTCGTATCCGACGTCAGGCCGATCATTCCGACGCGCCGGCCTGTCGTAATCCTCATCGAACGCCATCGGTTGAAGCACGACCATGTCGCCGTTCGGCCGGAACAGCTTGGCGATGCCGAGCCGATCGGCGAGCGCCGCCATGATGACCTCTGCCTTGTGCTCCGTGATGGCGATTGGCGTATTGAAAAGCCGCTGGGCCAAGTGAGGGAAATTCATCACGTCGGCTCCGGGTTCTGCGGTTTCTTCGCGGCTTCACGGGCGGGAACGGCATCTTGCGCCCAGCTCGGCAGGGCAATTCCGCGATCTTCGAACATCTTGATTTCGCGCGCCCGCTGATCGAGGACTTCTTCCAGCTCAAGCCCCTGCTCGGCGCACTCCATCTCCAGCGTCGACAACCCGGCGTCGATACCGAGGATCGCACCCGCCTTCTCGTCCACGGGGTCGATCCACCCGCGGCCCGGCCCCATCCATTTCACGCGACAGTATTCGGTGCGGCATTCGAGGTAGTCCGGAACCTGACCGCTCGGCATCGGGAGGTCGTCGACCTCCATCACCTCTTCGAGGAATGCCCCATAGATCGGCGAGGCGAAATTCACGGCGAAGTCATTCCGGCGGCGCGCGAGCGTCTTCCAAGCCTCCAAGAGGGCCGCGCGAGCCGAAGAGTAGTTCGTGCGAGACCAGTCCTGGCTAAGCTGCTCCGCCGAGATGCCGAGAGCCGCGCTGACATTCCGAAGCGCTGCGTGCTCAAACTCGGCAAAATTGCTCGTCGGCCGCGCCGCGCTGACGGAGGTGATCCGCTCGCCCGGATACAGGATCGGCATTTTCGCGCCGCCCAGTACCGTCCGGTGCTCCTTGTGGAATGCCGCCCGGTCGGTTTGGTACTGCGGCAAGTTGCCGTCGTCGCCAAGCGCTTCGGCTACGAGGTTGTGATCGAACGGGCTCTCGATGTATGCGCCGAACACCGCGTTCAGGATCGCCGCGTCCAGTTCGACGGCGTCGTACTTGACCAGCATCTTGAGCCGCTGAAGAACGGGCGTCAGAACGCCGCCGGCTCCGCGGTGTTGCGGTGTGCGGTCCCGCTCGAAGTCATGGACGACGATCGGACGGCCCCACGACGTTTCGCGCTGGATGCGCTCCCACGTGACGCTTTGCGCTGCGCTGAACCAGTCGCCCTGGTGCGCCTTGCGGATCCAGTACGCGACCGCGACATCAAAGCGCGGATCGACCTCAACGCCGCCGCGCATCGTCTGCTGATCGAAGCGGAGTTGCGGGTTGGAGAGCCGGTCAGGGTCGATCAACTGGATGGACGTGCAATAGCGCGCACGGCCCATCCCAACCCGCTCCGGCAGCCAATGCAGGACCGCCAGGGCATCGCCGTCAATGACCTTGTGCCGGTAGGCAAGGCGCAGCATCTGCGGAACGGTGAGTGACCGCTGCGCGTCGCAATACTTGGCCGGATCATCCGCCCAACGCCGCCAGCTCGCCTCGACCGCCCGGCCGAACTCGTCCGCCCAATCGGCGTCGAAACCCTTGTTCCCCGAGTAGAGGGCGAGCGAGCGATAGTCCGGCTTCGCCACCGGCCGGAACGTCGCACCGATGACGTTGTCGACGATCCGGGTAATACCGCCCGACGCCCACCCGTCGTTCCGCTCGATATCCCGGATCCGGGAGACGATGCGATCACGATAGATGTTCTTTTCGCCGTCGACCGACCAGAGATACGGCTGCCACGCCGCCATGTGGTCGCCGTAGTTGTCGGCCGCGTCGTACGGAACGTTGCTGTTGTTCGCCAGCGCCTTCGCCTTGCCCGGCTGAACCGGTGGGAACGGCGTCCCGTCCGGCTTCAGGATAGCCACGTCGCGCGACATCAGCGGTACAGGAACCGGAGGGGGCGGCGGGCGCGGCAGACGATGCCGAGTTGCTGCTGAAGCTGACGGATCAGGGTCGTCAGCTTGGCAACGTCAGTCTGCGTGAAGGTTACCGAGCGCGCGCCGTCGCCCTGCGTGTATGACGCGGTAACTTCCTTTTCGCCGCTCGATAGAGCGATGTACGCCTGCTGAGCTGAGGAGAGCGCCGCCTGTAGGGCAGCCCTGTCCATTCCAGCGAAGAGGCTGGTCGAAGGATCGAACAAGGGCGTTTCTCCTAGTGTGCCAGAAGGCTGGCGAGCGATCGGCGCGGCGTGGGCGGTGCCGGCGGTACAGCCGACGTCATCTCAGGCGCCGTCACGATCCGCTCCGGCTGCGCCTCCGAGGCTCCGACCTCGTCAGCACGCTTGTTCAGTTTCAACCCGAAGTGCAGCAGGCCGCAGAGCGCTGCGTAGGCGTAGACACGACAGTCAAGGGCCTCGTTGGCCTTGCCGGCAGGGCATTCCCAGACCCGGAACCGCTGACCCGCGACTTCCTTGATCACGATCCGCTCGGCCGTAAGCTGCGCGTACCAGTTGATGTCCCGAGCGTCCGGGAAGTGCATGTATCCGGCACCCGGCCGCTCGATGTGCAGCCGCGCTCTGATCGTGTCCTTCGCCGCGTTGACGCCGATGATCACCGGCCGGAACGACTGCTTCGTGCGGGATGTCGGGCGCTTGGTCGGCCACACCGGAGAGCGTTGCCCCGATCGCGCCGACTCACCCTTGATCGCCCACACCCGCCGCGCCAGCCGCGCCTTGGCGAATTCGTAGACCTTTTGGGTGTGATGGCCGCCTGAGTCGATGCACGCCGACATCACCTCGAACTCGCGTCCGTCCGCGCGCTTCCACTTCCGTTTCAGGAAGGCGTCGACCCGGTCCCAGAGCGCTGCGGTCTCCGGATCGCCCTCGAACACCTCTTGGGCGATCGACCAGCTTTCCTCGTTGCGGCCCCAGCCAACAACCTCAGCCTCTAGGCGATCGTCCTGCACGTCGATCCCGACAGTGACTACGGCGACGCCGTCAGGAACCTCGCCAGCCCAGACCTCTCCGCGGGCGGCGAGCGCTTCGAGGCGAAGTTCTTTGCCGGCATGCGGGCGATAGGGAAGACCCTGTTGCGTATTCCACCACGCCTGCTTCTTTTCCTCGTCGTCCTTCGCGGCCAGCCATTTTGTGGCTTGATCGGACGGCTTGTCCTTTTGCCACGGGCTGAACAGTTTCGACGCTTGGAAGCCAGCGTGTTCGTTATCAACGGCCCACTTACCGCAGTCCGGGCACTTCGCCCGGTAGACGGCCCAGCGGTCGCCAGCCCACCAGTCCCACACCTTCGCGACCGGGTCGCCAGCCTCGTCCTCAGCGTCGCGCCACGCGCGCCCGTGGTCATCCAACGGGACGTGACGCTTGCCGCAGCACTCGAACGGCCGCGTCTGATGCCAGCGCACCGTCTTCAGCGACCGGAGGCGTTCGCCCTCCGACCAGCCGACCCCGCACGCCTCGCAGTAGATCCGCGCCGTCTTCGGCCTATGCTCGTTCCCCGTCTTCTCCCACTGCACGTGGGCGAAGAAATCGGGGAACTGCCTATGGAGACAGTGCGGGCACTCGACGGACGCCCGGCGCTGGTCCGACGCGGCATAGCTCGCTGCGATCCGGCTTTCGTCCTCCACCGTGGGAGAACACGCCCGAACCGACAGCCAGTTGACGCCGAAGGTAGCGGTGCGCTCCTCAGCGAGCGTGATCGGGTCGCCCTCTCGGGTGACCGGGTACTTGTCGACCTCGTCCGCCAGCAGAACGCGTATCGGCCGACGGGCGAGGTTGTCGGGGCTGCCGGCGCCGGCCAAGGCCAAGAACCCGCCGGGGAACGCCTTGTACAACAGCGTCTCGTCGGCGTTTCGCGTCTTGCTCGTTCCCACCAGCTTCCGCAGGACCGGCGTCACCTTGACCAGCGGCGCGATCCGCTCCTTCGAGAACTGCTGCGCCGCGTCTTCCTTCGGCTGCAATAGAAGCATTGGGCACGGATCGAGGTGCGCGAAGTAGCCGAAAACGTTTTCCAGCAAAGCCGTCTTCATGAGCTGCGTCGAGCACATGACCGTGATCACGTGAACGCCCGGCTCGGTGACCGCGAGCATCGGCCCGCGCGCTACCTCTACCGTCTCGGTGCGCCAGCGTCCGGAAGTTGACCCCGCTTCTGGCGCAAGCCTCCGATATCGATCCGCCCAAGCCGGGACGCTGATCCGCGGCGGCGGCGTCCATCCCCGCTTCGCCGCGAGGCGGAGCCGGTCACGCTTCTCGGTCGGTGAACTCGACTTCGGGTTCGCCAAGCTCCTCAAGGTGCTTGTGGACATGCGTGGTCAGGGCCTCGGTCACCTTGTCGGCTTCTAGGCCGAGATCGGCCGCCAGCAGTGGACCCACCCGCGCCGGCCAGTTGAGCCACGAATCACGCGCGGCCCGGCTTACTTCGAACAACACCGTCGTTGCGGTCTCAATGTCGACCAGCGCTCCAGCCTTCTGCCGCGCGTCGAGCACGTGCTTCAGGGCAAGGGCGTTTTCCTTGACCCGCTCCGCTTCGAGGAGCGTTGCGAAGTCGCCGGCCAGAACCTTACCGATGAACTCGTCGAGACTTGCGACAACCGCGTCCGGGTCGGCATCAGCCGACGGAGTTACGGGCAGCGCGTTACCGCCCTTGTTACCAGCGGGTAACGGTACTGCGGCGGCCCCGGTAACATCCTTGAACCGCCCGACGCGCTTCTCTCGGAGCCGGGCGTCCGACGCCTCGACGTCGACCTTGTCCCCTGAGAAAACAAGGAGACCAGACTGTTTCCAGATCGTCGCCGTCTTCCGCGACACGCCGTGCAGCGCGGCGAACTCAGCCTGCGAAGCCAGCGCCATCTCAACTCCAGATCAAGCCGGTGTTACCCGGTTTTCAGACCCCATAGCTGGGCAAATACCGGGGCGCGCAATGCCCCCGATGCAGGAGGGGCCAGGAAGGACCCACGACCCCACCCCGTCGGCCCCCGCGCGCGACGGTCACCGTGCCGTCTTCATCGCCGCGGCGAGCGCCTTGCTCATCTCGGCTTGGAACGTGTCCCTGACGATCTTCTCGGCGCGTTGGCGATAGTTCAGGTGCTGCTTCACCGGGAGGGCGTCGCCGAAGCGGATGAGGAGCTTAAGCCCGCCCTTCTGCTGCGGCTGCGCTCCTTTGCGTGGAGCGCCCTTGCGCGTTGCCTTCGCCACTCGTGGGCGCTGCCACACGCCGTTGATCGCCTGCCCCTTCTTGGTGACGATCGTGCCGATGAAGATATCAGGGCGTCCTTTGAGCGATTGCAGCTTGCGGGCGGTCAGGTTGCCGTACTGGTTGAGCCTGACGTTCTTCGGGTTAAGGAGCGTGCCGCCGCGCTTGCTCGGGTTCAGGTAGTGCTTGCCGCCCGTCTCGTAGGGTTCGAGGTACTTGGCGGCGATATCCTTGACGAAGACGGTTGCCGTGAGGTTGGACTTGCGAGCGCCCTTCACGCCGATGGACTTGAGGGTGAATGGCGTCGGGTTCTCGAAGGTCTCGGCGAGCGCCTTCGTCTCGGCTTCCTGCACCTTCATCGCTACCGCTGTCAGAGCCTGCGCCGTGGCGAACGGCACCTGACGCTTGGCGAAGTCGTCGAGAGAGCGGGTGAGCTTCTTGACGTCAGCCCTTACGTTGATGGAGATGAGACCGGCCACGCTGCCGACCTACATCCATCCGCAAAAATAGAACACCGCTCCCAGCGCGCCGCCTATGCACCATGCGGCGATGATAACCGTTCCGAACCGATCCGCGTCCTCTTGCGGCGTCCTGATGCGATCTTCCGGATTGGCTGAGGAAGCCTGTTCGCCGTGTGCTTGGGTTTGTTCGCTCATGGTCGCCTTTTAGCTCACTCCGGCTGACTGCACCACACGTGACCGTACCCGGAGATGGTGCGGCCGTCGGAGGTGTGATAGGTCGCTTCGAGCAGATACTTGTTCCCGACAACCGGATTGTTTCCGATTCGCTGGTTCGTGAATGTCGTAGGCTTGCCGGTCACCGGGTTGAAACCCGTCGTGACGTTCGGCAGGCCAATGATGCGAGCCGATGGGTTCGTGTCGAGCGTCGCCCCACCGCGTATCTTGGAGACGGTGCACGCCCAGGTGACGGATAGGACGGTGACGCCCTCGGGAACGTCGACCGTCAGCTCCAGCGTGAAGGTGTCGTCTTCCTCCGGCTCGATGTCGTCCCACTGCGCGTCGAATCTGCGCGGACGCTCCAGTGTGACGGTGCGCGCCGGGTTCGCGCTGAGCGGCGGTATCGTGGAGAGCGCGACCACATCGCCGTGCGTGTCGCTCGCCGCGTCGAACAGATCGGCGGAGTCAGACGCGACGTTGAAGGTGAGGAGAGCGAAATCTCCGGTCGTGTCCGATGCGGCATCGTTCGGCACGACGCGAGAGCCGGACGGGTCGTAAGCCGTCAGAATCGAGAGACCGCCGGTCGTGCTCGATGCCGCGTCGCCGATCGGCAGAGACAGGCGCGGATGATAGGTGAGGCCAGCGGCATCGGCGGCCGTCGCCGAAGACACGCCGGTTACGCTGAGGCTCGGCGGGATGTTGTAGGTAAGACTCGCGACATCTCCCGTCGGCTGGGAACTCGCGTTGTTGATGCCGAGCACCAGCGCGCCAGGGGCGTGCGGGGTGAGAGTAGCTACGTCGGTGACCGCATCGGACTCGGTGTCGTGCACCACCAGCGGAGTCGATGCAACCAGCGAGGCGACATCGGTTGCCGGCTGCGAGGATGCGTCGCTTACCGTTGCCGCGGGAGGACCATGCGGCGTCAATGCAACTATGTCCGTCGCCGGCTGAGACGAGGCGTCCGAGACGGTGGCCGAAACGTGCGTGGTTAGCGCGGCGACATCGCTGGTCGGCTGCGACGATGCCGAAACGACAGTCAGGTACGGCGCGTACGGCTTTCCGGCAAAGGACGTCGTGCGCCGCGTGCCGTAACCAGCCGGGCCAAGCCGCGTTTTCGGCCCCGTCGCCGGAAGCGAGAGAGTGGCTACATCACCCGTCGGTGCAGACGACGCATCGACAACGGTGAGCAGCGGAACCTTGCCCGCAAAGCTCCCGGCTCTGCGGACGCCGTATCCGCCTAAACCAAGCCGGGAAACAGCGGTCATCTATCGCTGTCCGTTCAGGTGATTGAGAACGTGTCCCCGGAGGCCGGGGCGGTGGTCAGAGCGGTAACCGTGAGCGTACCGGAACCATTGGTCGCCGTGATGTCCGTCGACTGTGAGCGGAGCGCGGGCGTCGTGGTGTCCGCGTCGAACGTGATGATTTTCCCCTTGAACTGCGAGGCGACGCTGTCAGAGGGGGTAAGCGCGCTGGTCGGGATTGAGGTCGTTGTCGCACTCGCGCCGACCGTGCCGCGGCCGATGGCCCTGGTCGTCTTGGCGAGGTTCGCCGCTGCGGTCGCGTCACCGTTGACGGCACTTAGGTTGGACGCCACGCGGAGGTTGGAGTCGAGCGCGGGCAACCCGCCGTTCGCGCCGGCAGCCGCATTCGGGAGAGCGGTCGGGGCGCCGACACCCCGAATGGCATCGCTCAGCAGGACGAGGATCTTCTGAGGGGCGACATTGTTCGAGCCTGCGTCCTGAACGCTGAACTCAACCCAATCCGCGCCCGCCGCCAGCGCGGCATTGGGCACGCCGAATTCGTAGAGCCCCTTGTCGTTGGTGGAGTCTTTCTCCGCGAAGCCGCCGGAGGACCACGTGCCGCGAGTACCGGACGAAAGCGTCACGGCCGTCGCGCCCGCATTCCCCTGATCGGGCCGCGAATAGGCGATGGTCACTGACCCGTTGGTCAGGCCGGTCTTGTACGCACCCGTGGTCGAGGACGTGTCCTTGATCGCGACGGGCAGGATGAAGGACGTTTTGCCCTGCGGGACAATAAACATTAGCTGAGACCCCCAATGTAGCCCGTCGGGGCAAAGAGACGTGCGGTCGAGCCGCCAGAACCGTCATCGAGCGCGGAAAGACGCACGCCGCCCCAGTACCGGCGCGTACTTGTCGTCACCGGCACAGCCGACGAACTGGTGCGGCTGGCGGCCACGAAATCACCGCCGCCGGGCAGAACGGTTGCGTGGGATGCGCTCGCGATATCGGTATAGATCGCCGTGCAACCGGTGGTCGTGCCGTTCGTCGCGCGGAGCCCGACGTAATAGGCCGTGCCGGCCGCAAGTGTCTGCTCTGAGGGGAGCGGAACCACCCACGGCTTGGCCGAGTTCTGCGTATTGAAGTTGTTGCCGAGCGTAACCGAGGTGATTACCGCTCCAGTAGAGGCGTTGACCAACTCCGCTACGGCGGTGGCGCCCGAGTTCATCGCCCAATTGCCCCAGAGCGCGTCGCACTTTGCCGTATACGGAAGCGTGAACTGCGCTCCGAAGCTGACCGGTGAGGACGTAGCCCCGTATGCCGTCGAGCCGTTAGCAGACAAAACGAAACCGCCGTCCAACGTCCCAAACGTGCCGTCCGAGAACTCAATGACGACGTTCGGAAGGCCGAGGTTGGTCCATGTCGTGCCGTCTGGCGTGCTCTGCGTCGCGTTGAAGTGACCGGCGACCGTGCCCGTGATGACGTTCTCATAGCTGAGCGTCAGCACGGCGCCGGTGCCAGCCGTGCTCCAATCCCACACCAGCGACAACAGATCGCCGAAATTGAACGTAGGCTGCGTACCGAAGCTCGTCCCCGACGGCGTCGTGAACCACCCGCTCGCCGTGACGCCGCTGTCCGTCATGTTGAACGTGTAGGTTGCGCCGCCGCTGCCGGCGATGTTGCCGTCCGGCGTCGCTGCTGAACCGCCCGCGACGCCCTGCACGGATACGCGGACCACCGCACCAGAGCCGGCCGTTATGGTCGACCCGAAGCGCCAATGTATCTTGGCGATCGTCTTCGATCCGCTTTTCGCGTCGAACCACAGACGGCCAAACATGGCGTGCTTAGCGCTCGCGTTCGCCGATACCATGGTAGTATTGCCCGAGTTGCCGGGCGTAAAACTCCCCGTGGTGACGTTCAACTCCCACGGCTCGCCCGGAACGTATAGATGCGCGCCTTTCGTGCTCTGAAACGCCATCTTTCGTTACCTCGGCTTGCAGGAATGCATCATGAAAGTCAGGTTGTTGGTGGCGATGATGTTGTCCGCATCGCACCAACTCTTGATCGTGCTGTAAGCCGCCTTGCAGGCCGAATAGCGGGCGGGAAGCGCCGACAGAGCCGCGATCCCCCACCGCCACGTCAGCGAGTATTCCGGGATCACCCCGCCGTTGTTCAGCCCGCCATGCGGCCACATGTGCACGACCTGCTGAGGACTGGTGACGGTCGCTGGACCGGAGAGGATCCAGTTCGTTCCCGTCCCCTGCGTATTCGCCGGCAGCGGATTGTTGTTCGGAAACGGAGCGATGATCGTGGCCGTCACGGTATCCGTGATGCTCGATCCGCTCGCATTCGTCGCCGTGATCCGCGCCTCGCCCGCATAGATCCGCAGGCTGCTCGTCGATGAGAACGTGACGTTCGTCGTCATCGCCGCCGACGTGAACAACTGAAGCGTGTTTACGTCGACAACGTGTGCATAGTAGGTCGTCCGCGGGGCGAGGCTCGTCGGGAACGCGCCGTTGCTGCTGCTGACCCGAACCGGCTGGCCCTCGCTGTACCCGTGAGCCGTCAGCGTAACCGTTCCGGCTGAGGCATTGAGGACGGTGATGTTCCGCTGCGTCCCGGCGATAAAGCCGGTGACGTGATCGGCGTAGAATACCGGCGTGTTGGCCTGGAACGTCACGGTGTTCCCGACCACCGTTGCGTCACCACTCGCGATCGACAAAGAGGCAATCGGGCCGGGCGCGGTATAGGTCGCTTGGTTGGTGTCGGTGTTCCCGTTCGACGGGAAGTATTCGAGGAATGCCGACCAGAGATCGGCCATCGACGTGACATAGCCGTAGCTGGCGCCGCCCTTGTGCACGAAGGGGAAGTTCGTCACGTACCCGAGGTAGCGGGCCTGAACGCCTGGATTCGCGAACGCCTGATAGAGAAGATCACCCAACCAGTCGAACAGCGCCTGCCCGTTCGTGTCGAGGAGTTCGTTCTCGTACAGGTTGCAGAACTGCTCGGCGTTGTAGGTGACCTGCCACATCACCGTGTTGTGGTTCGATCCCCACCAGTGGCAATCGCCCTTCTGAGCGGCCGTGATCCCGTATCCATCCGGCCCGGTGACGAGCGCGCTATACCCTTGCGACAGCCAGTTCGAAAGCAGCGTCCGCAGGCTCCCGCTCGGAGACGTGTCCATGACGATGCCCGAGGTGTACGGGCTGTCGGGAGCGTGGATGGTGGCGTGGATGAGATCGCGGAAGAACCAGGACACCTGCCGCGGCTGCGCCGTCGCATTGGCGCTCGGGCCCCAGCAGGATCTGTTCAGGCCGTTCCCGTTGTTGTTCAGCAGAAGCCATCGCGCGGTGACGTTATGCTGAAGCGCCTCAAGGAATTTCAGGTCTCCAGTCAAAAGATATGTCAGCCGGCACTTCGCGTTGCTGTGCGCGATGTCGGTGTTCCACCAGGAGAAGTTGCCGTAGTAGTTGTCGACGCCGACAGCGCGCTGAGCATAGAACTGCGGGCTGAACGTCGGCTGCGGCCCGGTCGAACCGTTGGCGGCATAGTTCGTGCGGATGGCCGGATCCAGCGGCAGCCCGGTGTTCTCGTCCCTATGGAAGATCGGCGAGGCGAAGATGGAATGCGCGCGATCGTGCGCGCTCCGCCACGCGTCCCATGTCCCGCTGATCAGCCAATAGAGTTCGAACGAGCTGTCGCTCCCGATGCCTGCATCGACACCCGACGTAGACTCGAACAGGAAGTACCCGAAGTGATTCCCATCCGGCCCGGTATAATAGAACGGGCTGTAATCGCGGCCGTCAGGACAAGTCGTCGGTGCGGAGATGCCCGGCAACCCATCGAGGGTGCCGCGCTGCGTCGTCGCGGTGCTCGCCGCAGTCGCCGCCGACGGTTCGTCGATCGCGTAGTTCTGGATAACCCTTGTCGAGACGAGATAGTAGTTGTCGAACGCCACGTAGTGCCGGGGCACCACGTTGTGCCACGTCCGCAGCGCCGGCAGAGTGAGCCGGGTTCGGTTCGGGATCACCAGCCCGAGGATCTTCCAGCCCGTCGAGGGAACGGTGATGCCGTAGGTGACGTCGATCAACGAGCTGAGCGCGCCCGACGGCCCTGCCTGCCCGCCATGGCCGACTTGGATGTTGGCCGGGTTCGATCCCGTGTAATTGATCGAGGAGATCGTTTCCCACTGATATGCAGAGTAGCTGTGCGCGTGCGCCGTCGGGCCGACGATCCCGGTTTCCGTGAACGATGCCCCGGTGTCCGTCCGGACGCCGTTGATCGTGAACGTCGCCCCGCTGTTGTCGCTCGCCGAGTAGAAGCGGACGGTTCGCCCGCCTTCCATGCGGACGTAGGCCACGCCTCCCGATACGCACTGCCCGTTCAGCGTCAGCGAACCGCCGGTCGGGCTCTGCGTCTTGCAGATGCTGGACAGTGTCTGCGGGCAGAACCCCGTGATGCCGGTGATGCCGGGCGAGACGTGCGCCAGAACCTGGGCGCCCGTTCCACCGCCGCCCGTGATCGACGGGGCGCCGCCGAGCTGGGTCGGCAGCGTCGGATAGACCGCGACGACCGACCCACCGCCGATCACCGCCGCAGCATTGCTGTTGCTGTTGGCGACCGTCGGGTTCGAGGTGAACCCGCTGCCGGCCGCCGTGACGACATAGCCGTCAGGGTTCTTGACGACGGCCGCCGCGCCGGTCCCGCCGCCCCCCGAGAACGAGATCGTGCCGACGGTCCCAGCCGCAGTCACCGTGACCGACTGGACACCGCCGCTCGCGACCGTTGCTGCGAGAACCGCCGTACCGCCACTGTTTACCGTCGGTGCCGACGTGTAGCCGCTGCCCTTCGCGGTAACGACGATGGTCGGCTGATTGGCATCGCGAATGTAGATCAACTGCCCGTTGGCGTTGATCACCCTCCCCGCATGAGAGGGATCGAACGTGAACGTGCCACCCGTGACATAGGCCGAACAGAACTGCGTCGCCCAAGACGAACCGCTGAATGCGCCGTAGGCGATGTTCAGCGCCGCATCCGATGTTACCGCCGTGCGGCTCCAGACGACCGCATTGCCCTGCTTGAGCGTGATGCTTTCGATCGGCACGCAGCCGTTTCCGACCGAGGCGACGTTGCCGTTCTCGATGTACGGATCCGTGCGGACGTCCTGGATCGTCCCGCCGGGATGGTAGACGCGGACGTGGAAGCCGGCGAGGAGGATGCGGTGCGGGGCGTGGCCCGACGTGGTCCACACCGGCATCGTTGCCACGAACTCGGTGCAGAGCGGGTTCTTCGTCCAGATGCCGCGGAAGCTGGGAGCGGTGTTGCTCCAGGTCGACGAGCCCGCAAGGGCCGTATTGGCGTCCGCCGTGTAGGCGACGCCGTCGATCGTCAGCGACCACGTGACGTTCCATCCATTGGCGGATGCCCAGGACTGGAACGCCGCTAGGGTGATACCGGTGTGCGTCTCCGATCCCGATACCGCCTTGACATCGAACAGCGCCGACGTGGGGTTGCCCATCGGATCGGTGAGCGAGGCCGTTCCGGGTAGGCTCGGAACCTGATAGTGCAGCGTCGCGTACTTCAGCGAACCGTCGGACCAGAACTTTTCGTGGTCGATCCCCTGCGCCGAAAGCTGCGAACCGCCGTGGGCAAAGACGCGCGGGACGAATCCCGCCGGGATATCGCCCTTCTTGAACGGCATCCCGTGGCTGACGAGCACGTTGCTCAAGGCCCCGCCGGAACCGGGATTGGACGGCGTCGAGAGGATGCCGAGCGACGTGACGGCGGTGAGGTTGTGGTCGTTGACGCTGATCGTAACGGGCTGGTCGACCGACGTTCCGTTCTGCGTCGCGTGGATCGTGATCGACGGCGTGGACGCTCCTGCGGGAAGTGCCGCAGCAACTGTGACGTGTCCGGCTGCGTCGATCGCGAACTCGCTATTCGGGTTGATGGTCAAGGACAGCGTGCCAGCGAAGGGGCTTCCATCCGACATCGTGACAGTAGCAGTCCCGACGAGCGTTCCAACCGGCGCATTGTCGAGGACCGAGCCGCCTGAGAACGAGATCCCGGTCGGGACGGTCCCCGTGCCCGTCGCTGCGGCTAGCCCTTCCTGGACAAGGAAGTCACCGAGCGGATTCGGGATGGTGTAATTCGCGCCCGTCAGATACCGCGTCGTGCCTTCCAGCCAGTCCTGGCTCATCGTCAGGGCTGTCGACCCAGCCGGCGTTCCGGAGGCCCATCCCCGCTTGATCAGCCGATCGGCGATGGCGTCCGCGACCGTGTACGACTGGCCCGACGTGTACGTCGTCGCGCCGAGCCGGAACGTGCGTGTCGCGGTAATGAGCATGGAAAGTGCTTAGGCAGCCGAGGACAGAACGCCGGTCGTGCTGTCGTCGAACTGGATCACTTCGCCCTCTTTCGGCGGATGGAACGTGAGGACGGCGATTTCCGCCTCCGCGCCCTGGCTCGCATCGGCCGTGACCGTAGAGAGGTCGCGCGCCCAGCCGGCCGCCACGAAATACGCCAACTCGTCGGTGTGGCGATGGCGGTACTCGGCCGGCGCGTCCGCCTCGTCTGTGAGGAGTGCCCCGGCTTCGAACCGCTCGGCCCCGTGCAGGAAGGTCGAGACGACCTGAACTCGCATCAGACCGGGTCCTTGATCTGATACTTCGCCGAGGCCACATCGACCGTGCCGCCGGAGGTCAGGGCAGTGGACGAGGTCGCCAGCTCGTAGACGTAGGTCGAGGAGCCCGGCGCGCTGAACACGAGAACCGCGGCGGTGCCCGAGGTGCTGACGGGAATGCCGGTCTTGCCGTTGAAGGTCAGCTTGCGCCCGCCGCCGGACGAGGCGTCGGCAGCCGGGCCAGTGAAAAACGTGCTGTCGATCGTCGCGTGAGCGAGGCTCAAACCGGCGATGTTGCCGAAGTTCTTACCCGGCGAAGCCGAGCACACGTCGATCTGCGTCGGCGTGGTCTTGCAATAGGTCAAACCGCCGTCGAAGCCGGCGTCGGACATAGCAGGCATGGCCTACCCCTTTCAGGTGCGTACTGGTCGTTTGGGAGTGTCCGATTGCTTTACAGAGCGTCGGATCAGCGCTTGCCCGCGAGCCTGAAAGCCGCGGAATTCTTGCTATGGCACGTAGTTTGCGGCAGGCTTGGCATAGCCCAACTACCGGTTGGAACATGCGGAGCGCACGAGCCTTGATCCCTGCCCTGACCGGAATCCGCGGTGCCGCCGCGCTATGGGTGTTCCTGTTTCATCTGCCGCTCACCGCGAGCCTGCCGCTGATCCGCGACGGGTTCCTCGGTGTCGACGTGTTCTTTGTGCTGAGCGGCTTCGTCCTATCGCTGGCGTATGCGGGAAAACCGCCGTCCGGGCTTGATGGTTACTGGCGTTTCCTGGTGACGAGAGCGGCCCGGATCTGGCCGCTCCATGCCGTCGCTCTGCTCGTCCTCGCCTGCCTCGTCTTCGCCCTTCCGGGCTTCGCCGACCGCTACAGCTCCGACAAGTTCGCGTGGGGCGATCTGCCGGCGCATATCTCGCTGACGTACCTTTGGTCTGGCCACCACATCGCGTGGAACGTCCCGTCGTGGTCGCTCAGTGCAGAGGCGTTCGCCTACCTGCTGTTTCCGTTCTTGCTCTCCGGCATCACGCGATTGGTCCGCTCGCCTCGCCTCGCTCTGATTGGGGCGGTGCTGGCCTTGTCAGCGTGGCTTGCAGTCTTTGCCGTCATCGGATTCGACAAGATGGAGCGCCCGTCGCTCTGGATTCTCAGGCTAGCGCCGGAGTTCGTTGCCGGGTGCCTGCTCTACCGGGCCTATGCGCTCGGCGGCCTTGATCGCGTAGTGCGGCCTGCACCGCTCGTCGCTGCCGATCGATTCCTATCGTGGCGTCCGGTGTTCCTGCTCGGCGAGTATTCGTTCTCGCTGTACATGACGCACTGGACCGTGATCCAGGTCATGAACTGGCTGGCGCTTCCAAACGTCGCCGCTGAAGCCAGCATAACGATTGCCGCCACAGCAGCCTTGACCCTCGCCGGATACCGCTTCATCGAGCAGCCCGGTCGGAAATTGGGGCGCCGCATCGCTCGGCGGGATACCCTTTCGTCTCCGTCAGGGAGTAAGCTCCGCGCCACTGTGGTCAGCTAGCGCGAGTAGCACCCCTATGCTTAATGACGTGAGCGCCGGATCCCTACTCATCCTCGTCGCGTCGCACGCTGCAGCTTTCGCAGCTGGATTCGGCATCCGTCACGCTATGTCGGTATCGAGACGACGCCGAGCACAGCGGCGGTACAGCGTGTTCCCGCACGCCGATTAGGCTGCGATTCTAGGAACCCTACTTGCCCGCACGATCGCCGCCGCGTCCTGCTGCACCTTCTCCACGGCGATGCACTCCCAGTGTGAGGAGACATCCTCGTGGGAATAGGTGCGCCAGACGGCGTACATGTCGTCGTAGGAGCGCTGGCGGATCTCGGTTCGCATCAGTCGGGTTCGACGCCGAGTTCGCGGAGACGGGCGTCGAGCACCTGAATGGCCTTCGCATTGAACTCGCGGTTCAGTGCGTTCAGCGCCTCCAGGTGCGCTTCGTACAGCGCAATGTACTCGTCGCCGCCCTGCCGAAGCCACCCGCGCGAGACCGTCTGATCCTTCTCCTGGAGATGGACATCCCGCAGGTTCTTGACGGTGCCGATCAGTTCGAGGTCGGACAGCTTCACGGATCAGGGCTCCGGTTCGGGTGTAGGTAACGGCGGTTCGGCCTGGAGCGCGCGTGTGGTAGCGGAATCAGATGATTGCTGACCGCGCCGGCCAGGAACCGCCGTATGGGATGAAACAACGTCGAAGTCGTACCTGAATCCGAGGCAACCTGAACGACGACACGCGCTATTTCCGCATGCCTTGATGTCGCCGGTGCACATTAGCGAACAGCGTTCAGTGAGCGCCGGTAGGAGTAACCGTTGCGGATCATCTCGCACGGCCGCGACCACGTGGAAGGCAGTCCGCGCCGCTTCCCTTCGGCAGTTGCGCGCAGTCGGCGCTTCCAGCGGGCCAGATACACCGAGTATTTCTTGCGGGGTGGCGGATGCGGAAACTCACGCAACGCCCCGTTTCGATCGAAACGGCGCATTATCGGTGATGCTTTCCGGTGATCGCCGTCTTGTAGCCACGGTTCTTTCCGTGACGGCCTGGACGACGTACCTTCACCTTGACGCGACGACCGGCGCCGATGCCGCCACCGGTTGCTTTCGGCTTGGCCATGTCGATGATCTCTTGATGTGCCGATCGGCTGATGGTGCGGCGCGGAGAGGTCGGCTACTCCGGGCGAGGGGTGTCGAGGTTAGGCTCGACAGGTCGTTCGTATAGGTATTGTCGGAATGACAATCCCTACGCGGCCTCCGTTCCTATGCGGAACTGTCCGGTGATCTTCCGCCCGGTGATGGGCTGCGGCTCGGTCCCGATGTGGCCGTGGCTCATCCAGAGGAGTTGCCGGGTCACGCGCTGCCCGGTATCGGCCCGTATTCCCTGTATGACCGTCGCGCCGAAGATGCTCAGCAAGCGCCAGTCGTGGAGGAGAGGGGGACGGGACATAAAACGGCGGATTTCCTAGCGATTCGGGATCGGCCGCGAAGCGCGGTTTTCGCCGCTTTCGTTTGCCCGGGAACCGCAGAAAACCGCCATTCTGCCGTACGATTCGGGCTACCGGGTGGATGAAGCTGCGGGCCGCCAAGCGGCTAAGCTGTTCGCCAGACTTCTTCGGCGCTGGCTGCGCCATGGTCGGGAGAGCTGATCCCGCGCGTGTCACTCATCCACGCCGCCGCAGCTTCATCCACCCGGAATCGCCATCGCCCGTCCTCGGAGAGATCCGGGGACGAGCGGAGAATGTTCTGTGGTCGTATTTCGTCGAGGGTCCGTGCGGACGCACCTCTACTGACACCTTAAGCCCGACCTCGCGGGGAGGTAACGGGCTTACGGTGTCCGTATTACCTCAGGTTGATGCGGGGCGCAAGCGGATTTTCATGCTAACGCACAGAAAAACCCCACGAATACGAAGAGGCACACCGCCCCTATCGCGCCCAACACGCTCGGAGCCCATACCGCGAGCGCCACAAAGGTTGCAAGAAGCGCGGTGATAACGAAAGCGGTCGGCCAGCCCATCACTCGATCCCCCGATGCTTGGCAAGCGTGTCCAGGCCAGCTCGCAGCGTCTGAAGCCATTGCCCCGGCGACTTGTCGAAGCACACTACGCCCTGAACGAGTCCGCCGACCGGCCCCATGGCGCGCATCGCCTTCAGGTAGCGGTTCATGGCTGCGTCCTCATAGTCGTCCATGGCGTAGCTGGCGTTGCTGTCCCCGCCGCCTCCCGATCGCGGGCCGAAATTGCACGTTCCGCTGTCCTGAAGCCCCGCGTCGTTAAAGGTCTCCCAGAGCCACGCCGCCGCCGTGTAGCGTCGGTCGGCTTCGTCCTCGCCTTCCTGTGCCGTTCGGAGCATCCCCTTCACGTACAGGCTGTCGATGAGCTTCTGTTCCGTCTCCCGCGCCCGGATGACACGCTGGCCGTCAGGATCAACGGTGAGGATTTCCTTGCCGTCTCGGGTGTAGCTGCGCTGCCGGCCCTCGATCACCACGCGGCCGTGGCGGTGCCGCATGGCTGAGCCCAGGTCGATGGCTGGGTCGATGCTCTGAACGTTCTTGCGCTTTGCTTTGGCCATTTGGGGGACTGGCTCCGGTTGGCAGAAAGTGCGGGAGGGGATTATTCTTCGCGCACGTGCACGAGAGCACGAGCGTCGAAAGTCGCGGTCCATGTCGGCGAGCCCTTGCGGCGGGCGTCGAATTCGACCTTCGCCATAAGCGATGCGCGGCGACCCATGGGGGTGAAGGTGTGCTTCACCGTGCCCACGCGGTGTCGCACCTTATCGCGGACGACGGCAACGTAGTCTTCGGGCTCCTTCACGCGCACCCGATCGCCGACCTTGATGGCTTCGTCTGTCATTGGCGTTCTCTTCTCAGCAGGGGCCCGGCACCAGCACGGGAGATTGTGGGGACCGGAGCGACCTTTGCCGCCGCAGGACCAGCAGGGAGAGGACTTGGCAGGATTCATTGTGGCGCCTGCCCTCCGGGCACCCGGCTCTCGTGCTCCGCGCTCAGCCCCGCCTGCGGCGTGTCTTCGCCCTTCGGGCTTCGATCCGATGGCGCAAGGGCGTAACCCTCTGGCGGAGTCCAAGAGCCTTGGCCCCAGACGCCGCGCATGTCGGGAAATCGCGCGTAGACGGCATTCTCGGCAGACCGGCGGGCGGCTATCGCCGCGTCTACCGCTACGGTCTTTTCTTCTCGCAGCGGGCGCAGCACGGCCATAAGCCTTTCGTTTTCTCGCTCGCGCAGGCTCTGCAACTCGCGAATCTGCCGGTCGATGTCTTCGATGGCGCGGCTCTTGGCGTCCCACGCTTCCTCACAAGCCTTCACGGCGTCATCGCGCGCCCGCTCAGCATCAACGACATCTGCCGCGCCCGTCGCCGCCTCCATAGCGGCGGTAAATTCCTTGCGCCTCTGATCGTAGAGCTTCTGCTTGGCCTTCTTGGCTTCGCGGCGCTGCGCCTTTTGTTCCTCTGTCAGCCGCATGTGCGTGTCTCCTGCGATATGCGATCGTTACCGAAGGCCGAGACCGCTTGCGGGCTCGGGGAGCGCCGAAGGCGCGAGTAGAGCGCGGTGCGCGGTAGCGCAATCGCCATAATCAACCATCAGTTGTCTCTCCTCGTGCGGGTGCAGGCGCGGGACAGGCGGGAGGATCGATACGGACGATTTTGAGCCCAGCCGATTTGAGGTAATCCATCAATGCGGCGGTTAGCTGTTTCGGCATTCGGCCGTTCTGCCGGAGGTCGGCGCAGATGCCCTCAAGGTACTGATCAATGACCGTGTCCACGATCCGTGGCATGGCAGCGTCGAGCCCCGTCTTGACGCCGCTCGCGACGCCTTCGCCGATAGCGCTGTCCATGTCCTTGCGAAACAGTCCGAACATTGTTGCTCTACCCCCCTCTCCCCTGACGCGCTGCGGAACCCGTTCGGAGTACTGTTTGACGCTTTTCGGAGGAGCGGCCAGTGGTCGCGGAAAAGCGCTTTCAGCCCTTCCGGTGCCGGCGGTGGGTTGTCGATGATTTCCATGAAGCGGTCGAAAGCGTCTGGCGAGGCGCAGAACGTCGTTTGATCCTCGGAACCATCTCGCGCCCGTTCCGAACCCTTCCCTGCATCACAGCCCCGTGAAACAGGCGTTTCACGCGATCCTGGCGGCAGGAGGTCAGCCGGCAGTGCAACTCCGAGCGCGAGAAGCCCGTTCAGCACGACGTCCACTCGTTCCAGCGATCCATGGATGGCCGGGAACCCGTCGTGGTCGGCCAGTTGCTTGGCGAGGTGATGGCGGCGGGTCATGAGGGAGCACGCCCAGCGAATTCGATGCGGATGACCCACGGCGGAGAGCGCGTCTCGTCGCGCTCAATCGCGACCGACTTAACCTTGCGGCCGTTCCACTTCCTGCCGGGCCTCGCGATCGGCCGGACCCGATACCAGCAATCGGGTTCCTCCCCTTCGACGTAGTCGTCGGGATGCTCCCACTGCACGCGAAGGTGAAGATCGAAAGGGGCTTCTTTGCCGAACAGGTATTCCAGCACCGAGGCGCGGTCGCGGACCTCCTCCTTGCCGTTCCAGCGCAATCCGGTCCACGCCGGGCTGTCCGGCGTCACGCGATAGCCGAGCACCGTGCATGTCGTCGGATCGACGGGGAACAATTCGCGATAGGGATCGCGTTGGATGCGCGGGTCAATGGTCATGAGGGGACATCCGAGATGAGGCGATAGTGCTTGCTGCGGAACAAATGCGTTCCGAGCGGCAGGCGCGCTCCGATCAGCCGCGGCACTGGATGCATGAGCACGTCGCACATCGCGACACCTGGGCGAAGGTCCGCGATCCTGTAACGAGAGACGGCGTTGCGCCGCCGATCGTCCATCTCCCACACCTGCCCCACCCGTACCTCTGGGGCGATCACGAGGCACCGCCGACGACAGAGGAAGGGTTTAGCGCATCGGCGTTGCCGACCGGGCTCTCGTCTCCGACCGAGCCCCTATGGGTCTCGGCCCTCCGGGCTTCGATCCCTTGCGCGTCCAGCGCTTCCAGCCCGTTCGCGAACACGTAGCAGAGCACCGCGAATGATCCGGTGGCGTCGTTCGGCGGCTGCTGAAAGATGCTCATGACGCCGTCGGCGTAGCAGCGTTCCAGCGCCATCATGTCCGGAGCTTCCGGGTCGGTTATCAGGCGCAAGATCGCCATCGCCCGCGCGGCGGCGTCGTTGACGTGGCCGTTGAACACCGCCATGTGCACGTCGGGGAACGCGATAGGGATCGCAGCCGAATGGCCAAGACCCGAAGGGGCTTGGTGCGGAGCACAAGAGCCCGGGCCGAAGGCATCGCCGTTATCTAAGTTGTTGGTTTCGTTCACTGTCCTCGTCTCCCCTGTTTCCTCAGGCCGATCACTCTGCCGCCATCTTCCGGTCGTACTTGTCGCCGTCGATGCGCTCGGCAGCGGGAGGCGCCCATCCTCGCGGCGAGAGGGCCTTCGCCTTTTCGGCCATCTCCCCGACGGCGGCATGGAACCGGCTGACGAGAATCTTGCGCTCGCGCTCGGCGATGGCCCGCTCCGCGTCGGTCAAGTCATTGGCCCGGATCTGCCGCCAGTTCGGGCGCACCATGTCGCGCGGCGCCCACGGCGGCTGCACGTACTGCTCACGCTTCGGCCGGCCGTGCATGGCGAAAATGACGCGCTCGGCCTCGCGGTCGTAATCCGCGTCGAGCCATTCCTGCATCGGGTCGGCGGGGCTCGGAAGCTGAAGCCCCATGCTCCGCCGCCATGCGCGATCGTAAGCGTGCCAGCGCCACGTCTGCGGGGTGTCAAGCCTCTGACCTGATCCACGTTTTTGGCGGAGGTGCAGAAGGTCGTTCGCGCTGAACGGGGAGTGATAGGATGTCGGCGGGTTGTCTTGCATTTGGTTCGCCTCGGGCGTTCAGAGCCCAATTAATCCAGGTACGATGCCAATCGGCTTTTCGGCCCTTCGCCGCGGACTGCGAGAGCCAGTGGTTCGTGAACTTGATGACCTCAGCCTCCAAGTTCGCCCTCGGCAGCGAGACTTTCTCCCGCGCCTTGCGGGCGTCCTCGATCCACTCCTCTGGCATGACGAAATCCGAAGGCAATCGAGAACCGCGTTCTTCGCTCCCCCGCTTGCGGGGGGGCTTAAGGGGGGATTCTTCTTCTTGGTTATGGGGATGGGGATGGGTAGGTTCTTTCTGGGTTGCCTGGAAAGAACCTACCGGGTTTTCTGTTTCGTTTGTTTTCTGAGACTTAGGCCGCCCACCTTGTGCGCCGTTCGCGCGGCTGTTCGCTGCGCGTTCTTCGACAAATTTCCACTCTTTTTCGAGCCTTTCGTTCCGCCATGTGCCGGCGGACAGGTCGAAGAACTCGGCAATCACCGGTCGCAGCTTGTCGGTCCAGCGCGCCACGGTGACGCCGAGCATGCGGGCAATGCGCTTGTCATCGTCCGGAAGCGCTTGCCCGGCGTTCCGCCACGTGATCATCAGCAGCTTGAGGTACGCGCCATGCTCCTCAAGCGACAAATGCATGGTGTCGCCGAGATAGTCGCCGCAGAATAGGGGCATGGCAGGGGCTTGGCTCACCGCTTCACCTTCACCGCGAGATACCAGCGGGCGTAGTTCTCAGGCGTCGGCCGGCGGCTCCCCGCCTCCCAGCAGGACAGGGCTTGTGGACTGACGCCGATCTGCCGGGCTACCGTCTTCGCGAGAACGCCGCGCTCCTCACGCAGCCGCCGCAGTTCGGCCGCGCTGACGACGTACTCGGCAAGCGGGTTCTCGCAGCCGCAATGACGGCACCTACCGGTCATTCCGGTCTCCCTGGATAGGAGATAGACAGGGGGAGAGGAGAGGAGGTCACGCTAGACACCGCAGAATCCTCCGCAAGCGTTGTTGAACATGCTGAGCTGGTCGCGCTTCAGGTGCGGCGGCTTGGGGACGAACTTCACTTCGCTCAACGGCTTGCGGCTTTCGTGCAGGTACGGCACGGCGCGGAACTCCGTCGATTGGGCGTATGCGGCTTGGAGTTCGAGTTCCTTGGCGGCGGCGTCGGCACGCTCGGCCGGCGTAAGCTCAAGCCACGCGTCGTCGTCCTTGAAGGGGCAGAAGGTGCAGGCAGATCGCGGCGGCTCCGGATAGCCCCGCTTCTGCATCCAGGCGAAGCAGTCGGCGCGCGTCATGTCCTGCTCGATCAGCGGCCACCGAGTTTCAATCCAGTCCTTCCTACTAGGAGCCATACGAGATGCTTCGTCGGTGCTGATGCCGATCCACATCTCGACAAGCGCACCGTGCCTCTTCGTCACCCGCTTCATGCCAAGCAGTTCACGGCACTTGCGCGTGACTGGATCGATCTTAAAATCCTGCGTGCACTGGCGCTTGCCCAAGCCCTTCGCGAGGCCGTCAAGCGTATAAACGGGAATAGCTGTCTGGACGTATGTCCGTTGGCCGTCCCGTGTGCGTCGTACGCGCGTTGCCGACTGCCAGAGATTGCCGCGCGATACCCGATATACCGGGAACGAAAGGACGCTCTCCAGCCAATCCAGATGGCGATACACCTTCTCCGGCTCGCCCTCAGTGTCTGAGAAGATGGCGCAATCCGGTTTCGGCCCGACCTCGCCATGTTCGGCCATCAAAGCGAGCGTCGTGCTTTGCACGCCCGCCCCGAGCGATATCGCCCGCAGCCTGACGCTCATGCCGTCCCCCGTCTTTTGCGATCGACGAGGACAAGGGTTTTCCTGGCAGGGGCCATCAGAGCAAAGCCTCTTGCTGATCGCTGGAGAGCGATTGGAACAGGGGGGAGTCGAGACCTTGCATGCGGTCGAGACGGCGCTTGATATCGGCTACGTACTCGGCTTCCCGCTCGATCAGGATCGCGTCGAAACCTTCCCGCATGCAGGCCGCGCCCGTGGTACCGGAGCCGGCGAAGGGATCAAGCACGGTGCCACCCGGCGGGGTGACGAGGCGCACGAGCCAGCGCATGAGCGCGATCGGCTTTACGGTCGGGTGCTTGCTGTCGCAGCGATCGTCGGCGTCGGCCTTGGCGGAGAAGAAGAAACGGGCGGCAGAGCCTGTTTCACTCTCAATGGCACCGATGGGCGATCCGGCCGCCGTACTGCCATAACCCGGCGCGCGCACCGTGCCGCCGCGGGTCCCGTGCGTCTGTCGCTCTCCGAACTGCGCGAAGGCTTCCAGCACCTCGTCAGAGCCGTCGTGGACGAGGTTAGCGGGCCAGCGGCCGAGCGCTTCGCCCGGTCGCTGCTCGGCAAAGCGTTCGGGAGTCGTGCGATCGGTAATCGTGTGACCGTATTCACCGGGCGTGCCCGAAGGCGCGTAGCCGCGGCGTGCGACGCTCGGGTTCTCGCCCGCCACCCGGCACGCATCGACGTTCAACGCCCCGGTGCCGTGCAACAGCACGTTCGCAGCAACGGTGCCGTCGAGAGGCTTACGGGCAAGGACGATCGGCTCCCAGGCGGGCTTTAGGGCGGTTCCTATTCCGTCAGGAACAATCGGTTTGCCGCACCTTCCGCAATCCGGCCATGCTCCGCCATCTTGTGGCTCCGGTTGTCCGGCCACAGTTCCAGATTGCTCGGATCGTTGTTCAGCGGCTTGTGATCCCCGTGGTGAACCACTTCCACCCGCAGCAACGGACGGCCGATCCGCTTCGCCATTACTAACCGATGTTCCATCACATAGCCGTCCGCACGCGCCATGCTGATGAACTCCGGCGGGCATCTGACATACCGAACCGAGACATAGTTTCCGTGTCTCTTCCGGTAGGTTACGCCGCCCTTCCAAGCCCAGTTGGCAGCACCCTTCGGCGGGGGCGGCGCATTGCAGTGCTTCAGCGGATGCGCCTTGTTCCGGCAGGCACGGGAACAATACCTGCCGCTGCCCGCTCGCAACTGATGAGGCCGCCGATACATCGGCGTCGTGCACAACACGCAAGTTGTATTCGGGCGACGGTTCGGGGTGCTCACAGTCGCAGATTTTACCATCTAACGCCTTGTTTATGCTATGACTTTTCGGAAATCCGGCACCATAGCACCAAGCCAATTGGTCACGGATCTCGAAACCGGCATCCTCGATAGCGCAGGCGAGCCGGTGATAGGTGCGCGTGCCGCTGAAGGCGATCAGATGCGCGCCCGGCTTCAAGACGCGGTAGACTTCACGCCACCAGTCAGGATCGAACGCGGTCTCCCCAGTGTCCCATTGCTGGCCCATGAATCCAGCCGATGCCCGCTTGTAGAGGCCGTCCCGGTCCTTGGCTGGCGCGCTGCCGGGCTTGCCGAAACGCTTCTGGATGCTGACGAGCGAGTACGGCGGATCTGTCACGCATGCGTCTATGCTGCCGTCTGCGAAAGTGCGCGCGACGTCGCGGCAATCGCCGTGCTCGACGCGAATGTTCATGTGAGCACCTGCGGCCCTGACATACGGATCTCAAATCCGTAAATTGCTTCGACGACGGCGCGACGGAGACGAGACACTGAGTCGTCTATCCCCTTGTGCTCCTCGACCACGAACCGGCCGTTCTTTTCGCGGTAGGTGAAGTCGGCGGTGTAGACGGCCGTGCGACCGTTCGGATACCGCTCGGAGCGGATGACGACTTGGCGTTCGCCGATCTTCAGGACGAACCGGACTTGGCGGCTGAGGTGGGTGATCTGCCCTGCCCGCTCCATCAGCTTCAGTTCGCACCAGCGGTCGTACTCGGACTGGCTGTCGAAGCGCACGCCGTCCACGATGACGGGCTTGGCCTTCCACTTCGAGGGCAAGGGATCGCGCGCCGGCTTCTGTTGCGCGATCTGCTCCGCAAGCAGTTTGGCTGCTACCTGTTCGCGCGCGGCCGGGCCGAGGGAGAGGATGGAGAATGTGCGCTTCGACACGATGGATCGCCCTACTCCGCGGCCTCGCGCAGGGGCGCCCCGAAATACTGGCGGCGTCGGCGGGCTTTCTCTCGCCCGCCTTGGTGCGGCATGTATCTTGACGAACCGCGTACCGCGCGAAGCTTGCGGTCGCATGTGCCTGGATGGACCAGCGTCGGCCGCAAGCGCCAGTTCTCCCTGATGATCGCGAAGGTGATGTGGCGATTGGTGGTGGCGAAGCCGCGGGCGAAAGGATTGCTCTTCCGCATCACGCATCCTCCTGCTCATCGGAGGACAGATCCGGGATCATCCCCAGAGCCCGCTTGTAGACATCAAGAAGCGCTTCTTCTTCGTCGATTTCGTCGGGATCTTTGCCGCGAAGTGCTATAATGCGCTTCAGGATCTTGGTATCGAACCCGGAGCCTTTGGCCTCCGAGTAGACTTCCTTGATATCCTCGCTGAGCGCCTTCTTTTCCGCTTCAAGGCGTTCGATCCTCTCCACAAAGGAGCGGAGTTGATTTGCAGCGACGCCGTCCACGTCATTGCTCGGCAGGGAATCGCTTTGTTCGCTCATGGTAATGTGCTCCTGAAGGTAAGGTTCGGATCAGTTCTGTTCCTGCCGCCACTCGCGGATGTGTTGGTGGCATTGGTCGGTGCAGTGGAAATACCGGGCCGCGTAGCCCATCAGAAAGCAGGCGAGACACGCACCAAACCACGCGAGGTATTCCATGCTGTCCTCCTGTAAGGGGCGATCAGACCCGACCGTCTTTGCCGGTGCGGGGGCGAACGGGAGTCGGTCCCAAGGCGTCGTTCTTCACGGTGTAGTGAGGGGCGCGGGCTCGAACGGCATCGACGCCGCCGGCCGCGGCAAGCCACTCCTCGATGCTGTCCGTGACGATCGCGGGGCGGGTGAACTCAGCGGGCGGAAGACCTATCTTCTCATCCTCACGGGCGCGCTGAAGCCGCTGAGTGGGCGCGCCGTGACGCGATGCTGTTACCCTTGCCCCCGCCCTTCCGCCGTCGGCACAGCGAGACCGCCGGCACTTCATGGCGCCGCACGTCCGGCCGGTGTGGGTGTAGGTCGCCTCGCAGACCGGGCAGATACGCTTGGCATTCTCCCGCATCGCCCGCGCAGCCATCTGGCAGGCGGCATCCCGGCAGTAATGGCGTCTCTCGAATGTCTTCTGGCTTTCGCGGGACTTATCGCGGACGAGGACTTCGTTGCAGGCGAGGCAGCGGCGCGCGTTGGCGGCGATGTGCGCCTGCCGGCACGCCTCGTTGCAGTACTTCCGCTTCTCCCACTGAGCGCGGCTGAGAGCACCCTTCACCAAGGGCTTTCCGCACCCGGGAAAGGCGCAGATCTTCACATCCGAAGAAGCCGGCGCTCCGCACCCGTTCATATCAGCCGGCGAGGCGGATTGATGCGGAGCGCCGCAGGTAGCGGTGGGCGAGACCGCTCGGGAGGGAAGCCCGCGGGGACTCTCCCCGCCTTCGGACGCCGCAACACTCAACAGCGCCGGAAGAGATGAACCGGAGAGCATTACTTGCACCCTCCGGCGATCCACAAACTCCCGACGGTAATCGCGTGGGAGATGATCAGCGGATAGAGATACGGGAGCATGAGTGCGGTGAATGCCGCGCGGTAGGGGGCGAAGGGATCGAGGATCATGACTGAATGCCCAGCCGCGTCATCAGCGCTTCGACGCCGTCCTTCGCGTCCTTGAGCGAAAGGCCCGCAAGGGAGCGCGCCAACTTGATCGCCTCGATTTTGGAGATGCCGGCCCGAAGCTGGCGCTCCACTTGGTCGGCCCAGCACACGCCGCGAAAGGTCTCGACGAGGGTTCGCGGGTCGCGCCGTGCGATGGCGTAGACGAGCGCGCGATAATCGAGTTCGCCGGCAAGAACGGCGATGGCCTCTGCGTGCCAGTTGACTTGGTCGCTCACGCCGTCACCTCGTCCACCGGGACAGCGGAACGACGGCGCTTGGGGAACTGGAGGACGCCTTGCCCTCCGACGACGCCATTGTGTTCGAGCACCCATTCGTTGCCGAACTCGACCATGCAGGCGTTCGCGAAGTCGATCGGGAACAGCCATTTGGCGGAGTGCGGGCAGCGGCGGAGCGCCACGCCCTTCAACAAGGCTCTCTCGCGCATCGCGTAGTAGAGCCGGGCCTGGAGGCTGCGGCGCTTGCGAGATACGGCCTTGGCGCGGTCAAGGATGGCGCGCACGGAGATGTATTCGGCGACGGCGATACGGGCGTCCGCCGCCAGCATCAGCGCATCGACCCTGTTCCTAAGCTCCGTAACGGTGTCTCGCAGGGCGGCAACGTCTTCGTGAACACCCTCGAAACGCGGGCTGACGACGCTCTTGACGATGCCGCCGAACTGACCGGCCGGGAACTCGTACGCCGGCTGAGGCTTGCCGACCATCCGCTCGCGGACAACCTCGTTTACCCAGGCATGGAACTCGGGCGACAGGTACTTCGCATAGGCAAGTCCAACCTGCCAATGCGCCCACGTCGAGCCATTACGGCCGCGCTCACCCACGATAATGTCGCCCTGGCGGACATTTTGCGCCGAGGCGACGTATTCAACGAATTCGCGCGTCGCGTCGATTTCCAGCCATTTCGACGGCCGCCGGCTGTCGTCGGCACCGGCTGCGCGCCACATATCCGTGAGGTTCAGCCGCTCGCCGCGATCGCGGACAATCTCGCCATTGAAGGAGAGCGCCGGAAGGTTCTTGTCATTCATAATGAACTAGTCCTGGTGAAATTAGCCTCGCCGTACATCTTGATCGCGCCGACTAACCGGCCGCTGATCTCATGCATGGCGTCGAGCATCCCTGGCGTGCCGGGCTTGCCCATCTCGATCTCACCGATTTCGACGGTGAGTTCATGCATCATTTCGTGCGCGAGGTCGTACAGACGCTTGGTTCGCGCTGCGGTAGCGGAACCCTTGGAATGTTCAGGACGTTGTTCCCCGTTGAGGGCGGAATGTGCGTGCGACCCGTCCGGCATGATTACCCCCGTCTGTCCTGGTTGCTGTTGCCGCCGCTTCCGCTGCGCCCCCATCGGACCAGCGCGACACCGAGGCGAGCGACGGCGGCACCGGCATCGCCAAAGGTTCGTCCAAGGGCGACCAGCGCCCGACCCGCATAGACCGCGAGGGTTTTCATCCGTTGTCGTCTTCCAGTTCCCCGCGGATCAGGGCGATCTCGCGCCGACGCAATTCCAACTCTCTCAGCCCAACGTCGATCGTGCGGGCGAGTTCTTCGCGGCGGCTCTGCGGCACGCCTTCGATGAGCCAATTACGCGCCGTGGCCCAAGCGATCCCAAACTGTCGCGCTGTCCACTTCGCAGTGTCGCGCGGGGCGAGCTTGTAGAGGATCGCGGGCGATATCCGTTCGACGCGCGCGGTCATTCGTCTACCCCTTTTGGGTAGATGCATCTTGCTTCTGTGCATTGAGGGCTTCCCACGGCAATGTCTTGTCCGTGATGACCAGCAAGCACGTTCATACCATCCGGGAAATTGAGGCGCGCGAACTCGCCGAACCATTGCTTGGCGGCGCGGTCGTAGGCGGTAGCGGCCTCGATCTCGGTGTCGTAAATACCGATGAATACGCGGTTCGCCCCACATTTCAGTGCGGCGTGGTACTTCCTATAAACCTTGCTCACGCCCTTGAAGCCGGTGCGAGCGGAGCGTCTGTTCCGATTGTTTTCAGTTTTCGAGCAGAGACGGAGATTGGCGCGGCGGTTATCAAGACCGTCGCCATTAATGTGATCAACCAACAAGCCCGGCGGCGCGTCGAGGATGAAGCGATGCATCCATACGTGGGTGATCCGCTTACCGTCCCGCACGCCACGGCTCGCATATCTGCGGTCACTCGGGTAAAGGCGCGCCTGCCACCGGAACGCCAGAACGCGGTCTGCGTCGGCGTCGTCGACGATCGCTTCCAGCCCTTTTGTCAAAGGAACGCGCGCAACCATGTCACGCACTCCTGACCGGCAAGCGCTCGCCAAGGGCGGCGGCGGTGAGAAGAGAGTTTTGCTCCGGGAGGCGGGAGCGGAGAGCGGCCGGGACCAGCGCGGGGGTGCTGGACCGGCCGTTTCCTCGTGCACGTGCACGAGCGGACGGCTGATGACGGCCGAGAGCTATCTCGAAGCCGCCGCCAAGCTGAGACGGGAAGCGGATAGCCTGCCCGACAATATGCGGCAGGCATGGCTGCGCGGGGCCGAGCGCTTCGAAGCCATCGCGGCCGAAATCGACACCGATTAACCGAAAATCAACTTCTCGTCCGGCAGCGCAGTCCGTTAGGCACCCTAAGATTGAGGGTCCGAACGGACTGATTTCTTTGCTGGCAGGGCCGAGCGGCATGGGGGTGCCTGAGTGGGGTTTAGGTCGGGGGAAGGCGCAGGCGTGCTAGGCGGTTACGATCGGCCTACGCGTGTACGTGCATGTGCGGGAGCCGGCGGGCCCCTGGTGGAAGGGGCCAATCCGCCCGCCGGGCCGCTCCACGGCGCTCTCCGAACGGCCGAAGGAAAGAGCGCTGCGGAAGAGGGTCATCGCGTGATGGCGTCCTTAGAGTCTTTCGCGCACGCTTCCGTGTGCGCGGATAGCCATGCTTGATTGAAGTCGTTCGCCGTGACGTGGCCGTCCGTAACCGCTTCGATCTTCGCTATGATTTCAGGACGAGGCCGCCGGATGCCGCGCTCGTAGCGGCTCATGGAGACCTCGGTTACGCCAACCCTCGCGGCGATTTCCGCTAGGGTAACGTTCGCGCTGTTTCGATATTCACTGAGCTGCATGCGCCCACACTAACCGCACCGGTAAGAGATGTCAACCGAAACGGAAAGTGACTTACCTTACCAAAACGGTAAGACTCCTGGCATATGGACTTTTGGTCAGAGAGGCGAGCGGCGCATGAACAATTTGCGCGCAATTAGAGAGATGCGGGGCCTTACACAAAAAGAATTGGCCGATCGCATAAATACGACCGATGTATCGGTTTCGCGGTATGAGAGCCAAGATAGCAGACTGAACCTGCCACTTCTCCGCCAATTGGCGAACGTCCTTAATGTATCGGTCGGGCAGATCGTGGGCGAAAGGCCCTTGCCTTCCGAAGTGGAGAAAGTAAGGATACCTACCGGTCAGAAGATAAGGGTGGATGATACCAATCCGGTCCCCCTTCTCCGCTGGGAGGAAATCGAACCTTGGTTGGGCTTGACACCGTCCGAGCGTCGCGCGAAACAAAGCGAGAACATTTGGACGGACCAGTCCGTGGATGAAAACACCTTCGCTATCCGGCTCGTCGATACCAGCAACGCGCCAGAGTTTAATCCTGAGGAAGTAATTATCTTCAAGGTTATGACACCACGTCCCGGCGACATGGTCTTGGCGAAGCGCAAGGGCGCAATTGATTGCGTTTTCCGCAAATATCGCCCGCTTGGCCCGTGCTCTGCCACTGGACCTGTCGTATGCGATCTCGTCCCCCTTAATCCGGACTGGCCGACTATCCGGCTTGACGGCGAGCATCTTGGCGTCATCCACGCGGTGATGATTGAGCATCGCCGCTACAGGAAGCCGTGAACCGCACCGCTCCCACTTAATACGGCATCGCCTACCGTTACGGTAATTTCTGCTGGACACTGACTTACCGATACGGTAGATATGATCTCCATCAGCGCCGCTCACCCGGCGAGACGCGATGGAGCCAGACAGTGTCAGCAGACGGACAGAACAAGCCCCAGACGCCCTGGTCCGCTGGTAAGTACCTCATCGGTCCGAACGTCGAGCAGATCCGGGCGCAAGCGACGCGAGTGATCCGCGGGCGCATCCCGCAGCAGGTGCGCCGCGAATTGATGGCAGCCGTAAAAGCGGGCGCGCTCGGTCACCTCAAGAAGGACGGCTTGAAGCCGGAAATCTTCTTCCACCCCGACCACGAGAACGGCGCGATTGAGCGGCAGAAGCGCGAGGCCGCCTACTCCATCGAGTGCATCGCCACGGTGATTGCGCCGACTCCGGTGTCGGAGCGCATCGACGCCGCTCTCTCCAAGGCAGGTGTCTCGTGACGGCGCAGCGGGAGAGCGAGGCGATGACGCCGGCAGAGATCCTGCGGGAGGCGATGGAGAACATGACTTCTCCGACGCCATGGTCGACTTGGATGCAGGATGATCTTGTCGTCATCACCGACGCGGACGGCGAGTTGGTCTGCGATCTCGGTAGCGACAATCTCGACGCTGAAGACCCGGAAGAGGCGCCGATCAAGGCCCGCCTTCACGCCGACGCTGACCTGATCGTCACCGCAGTCAACAGCCACATCTCCTTGCTGGCGGCAGCAAAAGCGTCGCTTGAAGAACTCGAATGCTTCAACCGCATGCCAATGGCGAGCGGAACGCTTGATGACGTGATCTCCCGGCTACGTGCCGCCATTTCCCTCGCCGAGCAGGGAGACGCACCGTGAGCGACACCTATCGGTACCGCAACTCATGGATTTACCTCCGCCCTGGCCACTCCGGCTGGTGGCTCTGGACGGTGGAATTTCCTGAAGGAACGCCGGAGCCGGAGTCCCTGCCAGACAACCGAGCAGCATCGAAGAGCAATGCGCACGCTGCCGCCCTCCAGTTCATCGACGCTACTCTCGGAGCCGCACCGTGAGCACGGCATCAGTCATCACGATCGACGACATCGAGCGCCGCCGCCGGGAGATCGAGGCGCTGTCAGACGCCGATCTTCAGGCTCGCGTTCTCGAAGACCGCGCCCAATACGTCTTCGGCACGCTCGCCGAAGCGGAGTTCGAGCGCCGCAACTCACCCCGTCCCCGCATCGAAACGCTGCGCCGGGATCTTCAGGAGTTCGAAAGCTGGGTGCGCGAGGCACGCGACCGGATCGCCGCCGACGAGAACGACAAGCTCGCCCGCGCCGACCTGACGAACGCGATGCTCCTGGTCGCCAACCAGCTCACGGAAATCGCCAAGGAAGAAGTGCGGCTCGGGATGCATGCCCTTCAGCAAGCGGCGGAGTGACCATGCGCAACGGACCTCCCGAAAGCGACTTCAACCGCTGGTACTTCGCGCCGCGGAGTGCGGCACCGGCAGCCTTCTTCATCGCGGCGGCTTGGCCCCATCTCGGCGATTCCGAACGGATGCATGCCCTGCACCGCCAGTATTTCGGTGCCGCGATGGAGCGGCCGGCGGCTCAGGCAGCGGCGGAGTAGAGACGATGCCCCGCATTCGCAAAGCATGGCACGTGCGCCCGACATGGTCGGATGATCCGATCGGCGATCTGGTCTACGCCGAGACCGCTGGCAAGGCCCGTTACAAGTCATGGCTGGACGCTCTCGACGTCTTCCCAGAAATGCGGATCACCGAACTAGAGGTTCGCCGCGCCAAGCATCTCGACGCCGTCCTTCCCGATGAGCACCGTCTTGTCGCCGATCTCACGGCAGAACAGCGGCACATGGTCGCGCACGCCTTCGGCCGCGATCGGCGGGGCAACGGCTATCGGGAGCACTTCTGCACCGCGCCGGGCGACATGAACGCGCTTCGCCTCGCTTGGGAGTTCGGGATCTTCTCCGGGCCGCATGGCGAACGCGAATACGGCAACACGCCGGGTTGGTCAGGGGCCTTCTTCTACCTGACCGAACTCGGCAAGGAAGTCGCCCGGTCAATGCTCCCGACCTATGCCACTTAGCTCTCCCCCTCCGTCCTGTCACCCCCAAAACAGGAGATCCAGCATGCCCAACAGAATCTTAGACCCTGCGACGCTGCACGGCATCTCGGATGCCGAGACGGCGATCCAGAGGGCATGCGACGAGCTTGACCAGCGGATCAGGGCGAAGGGGTACCAGTGCGAGCCGACGAAGGTGTTCCGCACCGCCAACAAGGTCGGGACCGAGGTATGGCGCGTCGTCGTCAACATCACAAACGCCAAACCGTTCGAAGCATTCCTTCAGCAGGACAACCGAGGGAATTCGGTCCACGACAGGCAGTCTCTGCGCGCCGCTGTAGAGGATGCGGCGAAAGCAGTTCGCCGACTTCCAGCCCTCGACACAGACAGCACCGGCACGGACACGGCGTCCTCCTTCAAGGCGGTGTGCCTGTGAGCGACGTGAGCCTGATCAAGCCCCCGCGCGACATTGCCGGCGCATTCCCTTGGCTGGCCGGCGCCCTCGAAGCGTGCGCCGACGTCTTGGCTATGCACATCGGCGATGATCCGAAGGCCGCCGAAGCGCTCCGCATCGTCTTTGACGCCCGCGTTCGGATGGGCGGATTGGAGAACCTGAAAAATGGTTGACACGACGCATTCCGATCTTGCCGCGCGCGAGCGAGCCAATCGCACCGGGTTCAGCCCGAAGATCCTGGCTCACGCGATCCGCTCTGCCGAGCCCGATCGCTACGACTTCGAATCCTCCGTCGGGCTGGACACGTTCGAGCGCGTCGCCTTGATCATCCTGCAAGCGGTCTCGGTGATCGGTCTCGTCTCCTTCCTCGGTTATCTGGCGTATCTGTTCGGGCCGGGGATGTGATGAGCGGGAAATCCTCATCCGTCCTTAAGGTCGGCGACGAGGTCGCCGCAGCGGTGAAGATCCGGGAAGCGCTGCGCGAGCACGCCGACGACCCGGCGCTGATCCTCGATACCATTGAGGGCGAGACTGACCTGTTTGAAGCGCTTGCCGCCGTCGATCGCGAAATCGTCGAGAACGAGATCGTGATTGAGGGGTGCAAGGCTGTCGAGAAGGAAGTCGCCGGCCGCCGCGCCCGCCACGAACGCGCGAACGAGACGTTGCGGGGCGTGATCCTGATGGCGATGGAGAAGGCGCAGATTCAGACCGTCAAGACGGCGACGGGGACGATTACGGCGCGTGCCGTGCCGCCGAAACTGGAAGTCGTCACCGAACACGAAATCCCGGCCCGCTTTTGGAAGCAGCCGGATCCGGTGCTCGACAAGAAGGCCTTGAATGCCGCGCACAAGGACGGCGAAGAGATCCCCGGAACCCGCCTCACCAACGGCGGCATTTCCCTCACCATACGACGGGACTGAACCATGTCGCAGATGACGGTCTACGCACCGCAGCGTCAGCTACGCCACTACGACGGCACTCAGCTTGAATTGATCAAGCGCACCGTCGCCAAGGACACTACACAAGACGAATTCAGCATGTTCGTCGAGGTCTGCAAGCGCGTCGGGCTCGACCCGTTCCGCCGGCAGATCTATTGCCTCGTCTACAGCGCGGACAAGCCCGACAAGCGGCAGTGCGTGTTTATCACCGGCATCGACGGGTTCCGCGCCGTGGCGCAGCGGAATGGCGATTACCGGCCGGATGAGGACGAGCCGATTTTCGTCTTCGACGAAGAAGCGAAGGACGCGGTGACGAACCCGCTCGGTCTCGTGAAGGCCACGGTGTACGCCTACAAGCGCGACCAAGCCGGGCAGTGGTTCCGCATCGCTGGCGTCGCTTACTGGCAAGAGTTTGCCCCGATCGAAGACGAGTGGGCGTGGGTTGATGACCCGTCCACGGGCAAGCGTGCCCGCCGCCCGACCGGCAAGAAGAAGCTGTCCGGAAAGTGGACGACGATGCCGCAGCTCATGCTGGCGAAATGCGCGGAGGCGCAGGCGCTGCGCAAGGGTTGGCCGGAAGACCTTTCCGCTCTGTACGCGCCGGAAGAGATGGCGCGAGCGAACCTCGTCGAGACCACGGCGGCCGAAGCCTTAGAGCAGCACCAGCAGCAGGCGCGACTCGCCGCGGTCAAGTCTTCGCTGTCCATCCCGATCCAGTGGGCGCCGGGCGAACCGATCGAGTTCGTTGCCGACGGTCAGGTGATGGACCGCGCACTTGCCTTCATCCGCGAGGCCCATCCGCTTCAGGTCAACGCTTGGGCCGAGATCAATGCCGGCGGACTCCGGGAGTTCTGGGCACGGCACAAGGCCGATGCGCTCGCGCTCAAGAAGGCGATCGAGGCCAAGGCGAAGGAGATCGATGGCGATGTCGGAGCAGATGGACCTTCTGGCGTCGGCACCGGACCCGGAACACGAGAAGTGGAAGGCAGAGGCAACGCGGCTGCTGCGGAGCATTCGGGCCGCGCCGCATATGACGGCCTTCGAACTGCACATGCGGGTGATCGCCCCAAGGCTGGAAGCGCTGGGCCGCTATTCGGCAAAGGCTCGTGACCACCTTCTCGCTCAAGCGGAACTGAAGCGCCAAGCCCTTTCAGAAACGAAATAGAACATGGCACTCGGCAGCGGGAAGCGTCCCAAGGTGCGCCTGATCGACGACAGCGCATTCCTGATCCAGCGGGAGAAGCCGCACGAGGAGAAGCCGCGCCCGCAGTTCCGGTCAGGGCGACACAAGGCATGGATCCGCTCGCTGCCGTGCTGCGCGATCCACAGCCCAGCTCACGAGGGGCTTGTCCAGGCCGCACATTACCGGATCGGGACGGACGGCGGCGGCGGGCTTGAGCCTTCAGATTTCTTCTGCAACCCGCTGTGCGAGCGGTGCCATCTCAGGGTTCAGCACCGCATCGGCGAGCGGTCGTTCCACCGGCTCTTCACGCAGTACGCGGATCCGGCACGGGAAGCCCTGTTGCTCGCCTTGCAGTCTCCCTGCCCTCGCACCGTCGCGGCGGCAAGGGAAGAGTTCGAGAGGAGATACGGAAGCAATGGCTGAGCGAGACGAAGTGCTCGTGTTCCTTCAGGCTCTGATGAAGTTCGGCGAGCCGCAACGGCTGACGCGGAAACATCTGCCGCCCGCCACACACGAGCAGGACAAGGCCCGCCAGCATTCCCGCCGCGCCGGATGGGCGAGCTATTGGGATAGCGGATGGACGATCACCGCTGCTGGGCAGGAAGAGCTTGCGCGCCGGGAGGCGGCGAATGCCTGACACCCCGCCTCCGATGGCCTTCGTCTGGAAGGATGGAGCAATGGTCCCGCTTCATCGCCGGCTTGCCGAGAAGCATTTCGGCGAGGGGGAAATTGTCACGCTGGAAGTGCGGGAAGATCGTTCGGCCGCATCCCACCGTCATTACTTCGCCTGCATCGCGGAGGCGCACGCCAACCTGCCGGAGGAAATCGCCGAGCGGCTTCCGACACCGGACCATTTACGCAAATTCGCACTGATCCGGAGCGGCTATCGCGACGAACGGTCCATGCCGTGCTCATCAAAGGCTGAGGCGCGGAAGCTGGCCGCCTTCGTGAAGCCGATAGACGAGTTCGCGATCGTAGCCGTGCATGAGGCGACCGTCACCATCTGGACGGCGAAATCACAATCCGTCAGGGCGATGGGGAAAGCCGAATTCCAGAAGAGCAAGGATGACGTTCTGTCCTTCGTCGCCTCTCTGATCGGCACCGATTCCGCCACCCTGCAACAACATACCAATGAAGCCGCGTGAGGAGAACCTTATGCCTGACCTATCGAACGTCAAGACCGGCGACAAGCTCTACGTGCCCGGCCGGTTTGAGGGCGGCAGCATCCTGACCGTTCAGCGGATCACCCCGACGGGACGCATCGTCACTGAGAACGGCACCTTTATGCCGAACGGCCGATTGGTAGGAGCGAGTGGCTGGGATGTGACGCATGGCCGCCCCGCCACGCCAGAGGACATTGAGAATGTCCGGCAATCAAAGATTCTCCACCGCCTGAAGGCCACAAAGTGGGCTGAGGTTTCACCGGAAACGCGCGATGCGATCGTGCAACTACTGAATAGCGCGAAGGCGCAGAAGTCATGACCTCGTCCTCACCGACACCGCCCCTCACGGCGGAAGAGATACCGCCACCGCTCGATGTCGAGAAGCTGAAGGAGATCGCGAGCGCCGCGTCTCAAGGCGATTGGATGGCGTGCGGCCCCTACGCCTACAAGAGCGATGGCGGCCGTGAAACGTATCGGATCGAGGCTCCCGGCGAACTCGTCGCGATGGTGATGGCTCACCATGAGCTTGGCGAAAAGAACGCCGAGTTCCTGGTCGCCGCACAGCCCGCGACCTTCCTCCGCCTCCTCTCCGCCCTCGCCGAGCACCAAGAAACCATCGCGGGTGTAATCCGAGTCCTTTCCGGCATCGGCAATTTCGAGGGCCGATCGCTCGGTGAGGCCTTGGAAGACGTGATCGACGAGAAGGATCGGCGCATCGCCGAGCTGGAGCGCGCGGCCAAGATCTCGGACGACGTGACCCGCCGGCTTCAAGAGCATGCCGAAGCACTCGCCCGCCAGCGCGACCACTACTACGACATGGCCTACGCCGAGTGCCCTGACGAGCATGGCTTTCCAGGTGAGACGTGGCAATCCCGCGCCACAGCCGAGAAGGCCCGCGCGGACGCGGCGGTGGAGCGAGAGAGGGTGCTGCGGGATGTGATTGGCAACCTCTCCGCGAAGGCCATGCTCGGCAAGCAAATCTGCCAGGACGATCACCCCAAGATCGCCGAAGGCTTCCAAGTCATCGCAGACTATGCCGACGCCGCCCTGTCCTCCCCCGCACCAGGGAGCGGGGAGGCGGACCCGCGCTTGCGCGACTTGGCGAGACCTGACCACGGCTTTCGTGTCGGAGATCGCGTCCGGATCGCATCTACCGCGCCGTACGCCGCCGACTGGCAAGGCGTTGAACTCACCGTCGTCGGCATGCGCCTCACTCCGTCCGGCAAAATGACCTTCCACGTGTCGGAGAACTGGCCGGCGGATGGCGGGTTCGATGACGTGCCGCCAGAAGATCTCGTCCATTGGTCTCCCGCCGCCGGGAGTGAGGAGCAAGAACATGGCTGAGCACGATCAGCGTTTCGACACCTTCCAGCAATGGGTAAACAAGGCATCGTCCTGGCTTACCCGGCGCGGTGAGCACGTGAAGGTCATTTGCTTTGACCAGAAAGGCCGGCTCGTCAGCAACGGCGGCGACATGATGCGCGCCCGCGACGAAGGCGCTTTCCCGGTCGAGTGGGTCTGGCCGGAGCAGGCCGTCGAAGCCGTCATGAAGGCTCGGTCGACCCCTACCCCCGCGTCTCCTCCGGCGACGGCAGCGGAGAGCGTGACGCTGCTCGAAGAGGTGCGCGACGTGCTCACCTGGGCCGCTACGGTGATCCGCCCCGGCTCGGACCTCCGAACGTCGATGGACGCGGTGACGGCAAAGATTGTCGCCGCCCTCACCGCCGCCGGGCAGGCGACGCCGGACCCGCGAGACGAGTTGATCGCTGATTTGCGCGGGCAACTCGCGACGTTGCAGGCGAACTATCGCAACGTTGCGTCCGCCGCCGGGAAGGCCGCGCCGATCCCGATGATCCTGCATTGTCCGAAGTGCGGCGAGCAACACATCGACGAGCCGGACGAGCGTACGCCCGGATGGACCAACCCGCCCCATCGGAGCCACCTCTGTCATGGCTGCCAGACCATCTGGCGGCCGGCGGACGTGCCGACCGTTGGCGTGCGGTCGATCGAGACGCGCGGCAAGGCGGACACATGGGCCGCCGGGCAGGCCGCGACACCATCTGCCGCGCTAAACCAGCTGTTGCTCGAATGCGAGGCCGTTGCCCGGCTGGCGAGCTTCGAGACGATCAAGCGCCAGGGCGGGATCATCCACATCGGCCTGTCGGCACAGGACATCGAAGCGGTCATCGCGCATTTAGGCGGACAGGCCGCGACACCGAGCGAGCCGGCCGATGCATGGCGGCCGATCGAGACCGCGCCTGACCATGGCTTCATTCAGGTCTGGTGTCCAGAAGATGATTCTGCCCGCGAGGCATACCGCAATCTTCATGACCCGTGGTGGCGCAATCCTTACTCTGGGGCGGCATTAGAGCCCGCGCCGGTAGTGTGGAAGCCTTTTGAAAAGGCTCCCCTTCGCATGGTCGGCCCCTCCTCACAGGGAGCGCCGATCGATGAGTGACTACGGCACCGTGATCGACCGCTGCCGGGACTGCGGCTGCCTCAGCCATGTCGGCTATCCGTCGTTGCTCTGCCGCGACTGCTACCGCGAAGGGGAGCGCAGCGGCGAAATCCCGGTCGACGATCCCGACCCTGACGACGTGCTCGAAGATCCCGACTGGAAGCCATGGGACATGCGCACGGAGCCCTCCGATGCCGAATGACCCCGCCGCTCTCCTCCCCCTCGCAGAGGCATGCGGACGGGCCCAGGTGGAGGACGAACTTCGCCTGCTGCGGCGGATTATCCCGACGCTCGTACAGGCCGGCTTGCTGTCGTGGACAGACGGCAACGACGCCGAGAACATCTGCCTGCATGTCGCAAACGGTGTGCTTCCGCGCTCCTGCCTCCTCGGCGCGGCGATGATGCTAAAGCCGGCCGAATACAGGTGCGGGTTCGAAGAGGCGGACGGGCTGGATGCGGACCAGCGGGCCGAAGCGTGGTGCTGGCCCGACGACCGGTCGTGGGAGCCGGACTGGCGCGAGGGCAACGAAGGGTATCGCGGCCATCCGCACGGCTCACGATCGGCGGCCGTGACGCCGGCCCTTGCCATGACCGGTGCGTTCCTCCGCGCCCACCACACCGCCGCCGCGGATGACGGAGGCAAGTGATGCTTTGGATTGTGGTGGCGGCACTGGCGGCCGTGTCCCCTGTGGTACTCGCCGCCCTCCTGCCGTCCATCGTGGCGGCCCGGCAAGATCGAATCCTGAAAAGGGCCGCGGATGACGGGGAGGCGGGACGGTGATGCGAGATCTGACGCCGGAAGAGGAGCGTGCCATCGCATCGCTGGAGCGGATCGCGAAGAGATGGCCGCAGACGCTCAAACTCTTTTCGTGGTCCGGCTCGCTCTACGTGATGGATGCGGCGGTTCAGCCCGGCGCCGACGCGATTCTCGCGAGTATCTGCAACATTCCGAACGATGGCGGCGACCCGTGAACGCCACCCCACCCACCCCCGCCGCAGGATCGCCCGCGCAAGAGACGAAGGAGTAAGGACGTGGACGATTTCGATGATGACGTGTTCGGCGAGGATCCGGACGAGGTCGATGCGATGCTGAGCTGCGGCCGGACGGATGACGGGCTCTGCATGCTTGCCGGCACCGAGCACTGCGATTTCGAGTGCCCGTATCGGGATGCACTCCGGTGACCGTCGCCTCATCCCGCCCCGCCGGAGCGGACCGCCACGACAGCGGCTGCAAGGTGAAGATGCCGCTCCCGCCCGGCGTGACGGGAAGCGCGATCTTCCGCGGCGAGAGAGACGAACACCGGCTCGTTCTGGAGCGTCGGTTCGCTGACCTCACCATCAGCGCCGACCCGGAAGCCTTCGCGCTCTGGCTGGGCATGAACCCGTCCGGTGCTGAGGCGGATGTGAACGATCTCACGATCGTGAAAGAGTGCACCTGGACCAAGCGGCTTGGCTTCCGACGCTACGTCAAGGGCAACGCCGGAACCTACCGCTGGACGGACAGCACGACCTTGAACGCCTCGCGATGCGTTCTCTCGCACCCGGACAACCTGCCGGTGCTCCGTGCGCTGGCGGCTGAGGCCGGCATAATCGTGCTCGCCACGGGAAAACCGCCGGAACGGCTTTTACCCGATGTCGCGGCGCTGTTCGATGCCCTGAAGAGCGACGGACGCACGGTCCATTGCCTCGGCACGACTAAAGACGGGTGGCCGAAGCATTCGAGCCGGCTCGGCTACGGCACGCCGTTCGTGGAGTACCAGCTATGAGCCGCCCCGCCGGAGCGGAGACACCGGAGGAGATCGCTGAGCGGGTCTTCAGGTCTGTGCCGGGCGGCCGTTTTTACGAACGGCGACTTGAAGAAGCCTTCGCCGCCGCCCTCCGCGCCGAAGGCGAGCGGAGAGCCGCCGAGATGCGGGAAAGGGCCACCGATTATCTGATCAGCTTGGCGACCAGCATGTGCGATTCGAGCGAGCTTGCCGAATTCGTCCGTGCCCTCCCCCTCTCCCCTCCCGCTCAGGACGGCGGGAGCGATACGCAACCATGAGTTTAGCGATGCCTTCGGCCCGGGCTGTCGGTCCTTCGGACCCGAGCCCGCAAGCGGTCTCGGCCATTCGGCTTCCATCCCTATCGCATTGGAGAAGCACATGACGACGCGGACGATTCTCAAACGAGTGAGCATGACCCTCGCCGAGAACGAGATCTGGATGGACCCGACTGAAATCGTTCTCGTCCACCATCCGAAGTACGGCTTCAACCGGCACACGGTCGAGGACGTGATCGAGGTCATTGCAGCCGAAGAGGATGATGTCGACATCCTCAACAACGGTTACAGCGACGACAACGGCCCTGTCGATCCCGGCGACCTGTGCGGCGACTCCTTCTGCATTACCGCTCAGAACGCCCGCGCGCTCGGCGAAGCGCTGATCCGCGCCGCGCAAGGGATCGAAGCCCGGAGGGCGGAGACTGCGCAAGCAGGCTCCGTCGCAGACGAGAGCCCGACCCCGCAGGGGATGCGCCCAACCACTGATTGCGGGGAGCCCTCGTCATGACGCGGGAGGAGCTACGCAGGCAAGTTGTCCGCGCGATCGGAAGCGGAGCGGCGGCTGATCGCGCCATCCCCATCGTCCTGAAGGCGGCGGCAGAGGTGGCGGATGCGTTCGACACGAAGTCGGCAAAGCACGTGACGCTATACATGAAAGCCCAGGAGGCGGCCGGTCAGGAGATCAAGGAACGCATCCTCGCGCTCTCGCCCGAACAAACCTCTGGTGTCGTCACCCCCGGCAGCGCGGGCGGAGGAGAAGGATGATCGGCGAACCTTACGTCACGGTCACGTGCGACTGCTGCCACAGCGCGCACGACTTCAGCCTGACCGCGACCACGCGCGGCGGCTATGACGAGCGTGACTTGGAGAACGAGATGGCGGCGCAAGGCTGGGTGATTGACGGCGATCTCACATACTGCTGCCAGGAATGCGCTGACGAATCAACCTCTGGTCTCGCGGGCGGGGGACGCTAGGCACGATGTCGACCGTATCGGACCCGGAGCGTATCCGCATACGCCGGGCCGCAGAGATAACCGGGATGCCGGTGCGGACGCTTCAGCAACTCGCACCGCACATCCCCGGCTCGGCGAAGCTCGGCGAGCGGTGGACGTTCAACTTGATTGCGCTTCGTGCATGGGTGCGCGAGCGTGAGGTGGCGACCAAGCAAAAGGCCGCTGCGGAGATTAGGGCGGGATGGCGAAAAGCATCTACAAGCGCGGCGGCATCTGGTGGGGCCGGAAGCAGGTCGATGGCCGAGTTCACCGACGAAGCCTACGCACGCGCGATCGGGCTGAGGCGCTAAAGCGGTACAATGGCTGGGTTGAAGACCTCACCGCGGCGGTTCACTTCGGCGAAAGCCGGATGCTCTGGCAGGACGCCGTGCTGAAGTGGGTCCAAGACGTCATGCCCGGATCGGTGAGCAAGCGCACCGCCGATCGTTATGTCCTGTCGCTGCGCAACCTGCACCCGCTCCTCGTCGGCAAGCCGATCGACAGCATCACCCGCGCAACCGTAGCTGAGGTTGTCGCGAAGCGGAAGCGCGGCGGCTACAAGGTCACGCCGGAGCGACCGCCGCTGAAGCCGGTAACGAACGCGACCATCCGGCGCGACCTCACCGCCGCATCGCAGGTCATGCAAGCGGCGATATCGTGGGAAGCCGCTGAGGCGAACCCGTTTCTGAACTACGACAAGCGGCAGGTCAGGGAGCGACGGGAGCCGATCCGCCCGCCGGCCGCAGAGGACGTGGCGTTTGTAATCGGGCTTGCCAGCTCACAGGGGTTCGCGGACCTGCTGCGGTTCCTCGACCAGACCGGCGCCCGCGAGAACGAAGGCGCGCAACTGGAGTGGCGCGACATCGATTTCGAGCGCGGACAGGTGACGCTCTACAAGACGAAGCGGCAGCGCGCACGCCGCATCCGTCTGACGCCGGAAACGATCGCCATGCTGTCCGCACGCCCCCGCGCGCTGGGATCGCCCTACGTGTTCTGGCACGGCACCGGAGAGCCGTTCCGGAACGCCGCGTCAAACTTCGGCCGGCTGATGCGGCGAGCACAAAAACAAGCACAGTCCGAGACACGCGAATTCCGCCGATTCCGGGCGCACGATCTGCGCCATGGCTACGCCATCCGCGAGCTGCTGAACGGGCGGGATATCTACGATCTGAGCCGCCATCTGGGGCACACATCGGTGAAGACGACGGAGATGCACTACCTCGCGTGGCTGGACACGGCGGCGGGTTCTGAGGAGCGCGCGGACAAGCACAAAAACGGTCACAGGAGCATCGGTTCTGCTGACGACGAACACGGCAGTTTCGCCGGCAAGTGA